AATAGGCGGATCATCTCCTGGAGAAGACTTAAATATTCAGTTTAAATACAAAAGAGTATAAATAGATAAACTAACTAGTTAATACAATAGAGGAACATATGACCGATTTTACAATTACATATCCTGCTAGTCCCGATTCAGATGATCATGTGTTACTTTGCACAGCCGTCCTCGAGGAAGGCACGGCTACTATCACAAATAATACCACTGGAAAGGTTGATGTTCAACCATGGAAACCTTTAGAAGATGGTACTAGAACTGATTGGGCAGATGAAGCCGAAGTTATTGCTTGGTACAAGGAGATGAATCCAAATGGCTAAAATTTTAAGCGCGGTAAATGATGTCGCTGGAGTTATTGAAAATCCTGCTGCTTCCAATAGCGACACAATGTTTCTCTACGGAGCAGGATATAATAAGGCTAGCATAACACCGAAATGGGATTCTCATTTTAGAGGTTATGATGCCGCAAACGTGGCAAAATACGATTATCAAAATAATACTACTATGTCTGGATATTCTGGAGTAATGTCTACTACCGTATCTACAGCAGGTACTGATACATATTGTGGAAATGCAGGATACGGTATGGCTCTATCCGGTGATACTGGTTATGCAAGACAATCTAGAACCACATCAAACAGTAATAGTACTAATAATAGTGATAACGTTGCAACTGTTGTACAGAATTCATACTATAGGGTTATGGACCCGACAGCTAGAACAGGCGCTATGTCAGAATGGACTTCTACTAATGGAGACAAGCGAGTAATTTGGCAAAGATTCTCATGGCTAGGAGCTACGCCAACACAAATTGCATCTTGGAAAAATCCAGGAGAATTAGATGTTACTAATCCTGATTTCAACCAAAATGAGTCTCAGCGTAACTACAGCAATTATAACTGGTCAAATAACTATATGAAGCCTCACAATATTGTTCATTACCATGCAGCATCTGATAAACTAGTATTTTTGTCGCATGGCTCTAATGGTTACGTATATACTGAGCAATCATATGATGGTTACGGCAATTTCTCTTTTGACACCATGTCCTACACTCAAACTTTATATGCTCAAAACTATACTACGCAATATATTGGAGCTTCAGCAAATGACGATACTCCTTTCTTTTTCAAAAATAATATCGCAAATGATTATCAACAATACGTAAACAGTTATAATCCTGCAGCTAATACACAAACAGTTGCTCATCAATTCACTACTGCACCAAGTGCAGCTGAGCAAAGTTATGGCGGAACCAGAACTAACACATCATTGGCTCTGAGCCCATCAGCTAAATTTGCGTCAATGACATTTGCTGACTTTACATCGGGCGCGGCATCAGGAGATAAGGGGTTCTATGTTCCTTACTTTGATACAAGCTTTAATTACTTTCCATTTTATTATAGATGGAATGCTTCTACTGATGCGTTTACTCGAGAACAGGCTACGTCTGTTACTGGTGATCTAAGTTCAGTCCATCATCTAGATGCTACTCAAGCAGGCAATACATCATATAGTTTTGGAAGACAAACATGGTGGAATGACACTTTAGTATCTAGCGGAACAAGATACTTAACACTCTTTAGCTTTAATGGCTATAATAACGCATATTCCGGAGCTGAAAAGGCAAGAACATTTGTAACGTATTCATGCGGTGCAACTGATCCAACAGCCTTAACGCACCACTCTGCTGTTATTATTCCTGCAACTCCTCGCGGTATGGTCTATCTAAACGACGCAAAAACAATTATGGGAGTATTCTGTAATGATGCTTTCTATGTCTATGGTTGGAACAACTCAACTGGCTGGACATTAGCTTCATCAATTCCAGGAACTTTCCATCAAGTAGGTAGAGATTCACTTGGTAGAATTTGGGGAATGGAAAAGGCCCCTGGTGGCGGCATTGCTGATGTGCATTTGCTTTCAGTTAACTTGCCATATAGTGTAAGTATTACTCCTGCCGCAACTTCATATAATTACTCAGGAAGTAATATTGCTACAAACGTGGCAGTAAGTGCTTACGGCGTTGAAGGAACAAGACTCGCAGTCGGCGTTAATTTGTCAATCACGGGATCAACAATGAATTTTGATAGTGCAGGTGGTCCTCTTGTTAAAACTGTTACTACTTCAACCAGTGCTGATGTTACACAGAATGTGACAATTACTGGTGCAGGATTAAGCGATATCACTGCTAATGTAAGCATCTAAGGAGAATCTATGGCAACTCTATCTTATAGAGTCTATAATCAAGATTCTGCTGACCTTCAGGTACAAGTAGGATTTGTAGGAATTAAAACACTTCCTACAAATCCTCTTACTGGGACATTATCTTATTCCGCGCGAAAAGTAACATTTAATATTGGCGACGGTGTAGCTGGATCTGAAGTAGATTCAGATTATACCATGACGGGTAGCGCAACGCAATCTAATTATACATTTAACGGTATTAATTACCAAGTAAATAAAACGGTAAATGACACCGCGAAGATTAGTGCTAAATACGCAAACTATGATCATACGTATACCTCATTTTCAAGTGTGCTTAGATATGAGGTATATGACGCATATACGCCGTCTTTCGATTTACAAGAGTTAAGAAATAAATATGGAATTGAAGTTGGAAGCAGATTTACGTATGCTCGTGGCATAGCTTCTGATGTTGCTGGCGGAGGCGGAGGCGGCGGAGGTGGTGCTTCCGGAAACTCTCAAATCTGGTATTAAGGAAATATTATGAAAAATATAAAAGAAGAACCAACAGTAAATACTTCTGCGATTCCTAATCCAGCAACTACTGCCATGGGTCCTCGATTTAAACCAAAAACTGTACATGATCGTCGTAAGAAAAAAGGCAAACCTCTTTTATTGAAACGGTTTAGAGACTATTATCAAGAAAAAGGCATAGGATAATGCCACCATTTAGAAGTCCTAATAGAAGAATGGCTAGGTTTCTTGGTAAAACCGTAGTAACAAACACTTCTTCCGTCGCACTTGCTACAATTAATGATGCCAGTGGTTCAGGTGGGGGTTCTCTTACCGTATACGATTCTATTGGCAATCTTCCTTTATCTACTGCTACAGAAGGAAGTATGGCATTTGTAAACTCAAATAGCCGTATGTATATCTACAATGGTACTGGATGGTATTCGGCTACAATTGTTAATACAACCCCAACATGGGCTGATAGTATCGGATCTGGTGTCGGTGAACCTGCAGCATCTTATTCAATTGACGATAGCGCCACACCTTTAGTTGTTACAATAGGAGCTGCTGATCCAGAAGGTGTACCAATTAAGTATCTTGGTACTGCATCAGATTCTGCTGATCCGCTTATGCAAAGCATAGTGGTAGATTCAGATGCTGGAACTGTTACATTTACACCGAATTCTTCTACGGTAGTATGGAGTAACGTTGCAGCCGGATTACACAATGATTCTGCTGGTGGAGTATTTACATATACATTTAAAGCAACAGACGGTATTAATATTCTATCAAAAGATACAACAATTAACTACATTGGATTAGCAGGTGGAGTAGTCAAACCTACAACACATGGCACTGCATGGCAAAATGCTACAGTTTCAATGGTAGATGCGTACGGCGATGGTGGTACAATTACTACAAATTATGATACTAGCGCCTATCAGTGGAATATGACTACGCACTCAAAACTATTTGATGGTATGTTAGTTAGACCTACAACAATGGCATTGCCCGATGGTGAATTCCTAGCAGTATACTGGTTCAAGGGACTTTCCGGAAACTCAAATCACAGAGGCACCGGTGTTTTTAGAGTGTATAACGCATCCCAAAGCACCGCAATAGAATCCGTATCATTAAATAGTCGTAATGGAGATAATGCTAGTGGCGTAGGTTATGCTGACGTTTGGAATGGTACAGGAGCAAAGACTACATTAGGATCAACTGCGTTTGGTGGATTAAGCAATTTTTATGTTGCGTATCGTTATAGCCCATCTGCAGGATCAAAGTTTTGGGTCAAATCTAGCGGAACAAGTCCTGGCACTGGAGCAAACACGTGGATTCACGTAGCATCTAATGCAACTCCTGGTGTTCCAACATATATTGGTGGTCAAATTAATAATAGACAATCAAGTTCTGGTACTGTCTCTATTCAAATGCTAGATGCAACTGACTTAAATTCAACATTAACTTTCTAGAGGATATTATGCTTTCAATATTAGGATCACTGATTGGATTTGCTTCCTCTGCTGTACCCGCGATTACAGATTCGTTTAAGGACAAAGCAGATAAGAAGCATGAAATCGAGAAGATGAAGACAATGGCCGAGCTGAGAGCTCAAGGCTATGACCATGAAATTAAAGTCTACGAACAGATGGGTGCAGACAAAGAGCACGATCGTCTGATTCAACATGATATAAGTATTAACAAAGGAACAGGGTTTATCTCTGGATTGCAAAGATCTGTAAGACCAGTAATTACCTATGCGTTCTTTGGACTATTTGCTACTATTGAAATTACACTTTTAATGGAAGCACTTGAAAAGGGAACCGAATTTTCTGAAGCAATTCAGTTATTATGGGATGAAGATACAAAGGCAATCTTTGCAGCTATCATTTCATTTTGGTTTGGTTCTAGAGCAATTGATAAAGCAAGGAAAAAATAATGCAAGACTTGAGAGACGATATGTTAGCTGCAGTAGAAGAACATGCTAAAGGTAACATTGCAATTCATAAAATGAATGTAGAAGTATACCTCGCAAATCCAGCGGGTATTGGTGAACACTCTGATATTACAGAAGCAGTAGTAGCAGAGATGGAAAAAATTGCTAGGTACGATGATATATTAGAAGTAATTTATAAGTATTTTAAAGATTAGAAAACACTTTTCTATAAAATATTACTCTTAGGTACTAAAATAAGTGTTTACAAGACACGCGTTTTAATATATAATAGTACCAACAAATAAAAAAACAATCTTATATCGAGGTATCAAATGGCTACACCAAACGTAGACACACGTGAGTTTTTGTCTCAGACCAAGTTTTATGAAGGCTATTCGCGTTTTAAAGAAACAGGCAATGGCGGATATGAATCATGGGATGAAGCCGTAGACCGTGTATTAGAAATGCATGAAGGAAATTATGAAGAATTTGAATCGAAACTACGGCCATATTTAGAAGAAGCCCGTTCTGCATATAAAGAACAACGTGTGCTTGGCGCTCAGCGCGCTTTACAATTTGGTGGTGAACAGCTTATGAAGCATCAAATGAGAATGTATAATTGCACCTCATCATATGCGGATAGACCTGAATTTTTTGGAGAGTATTTTTATATTCTCCTTTGTGGTGCTGGTGCAGGATTTTCTGTACAAGAACACCATGTCGCAAAACTTCCACAAATCCAACAAAGAACGAAACAGGCAAAAGGTTATATTGTAGAAGACTCAATCGAAGGTTGGGCATCTGCATTAGACGTATTGCTATCTTCTTATTTTGTTGGTGGTGGTAAGTTTCCAGAATATGAAGGTCGTAGAGTATTCTTTGATCTTACTCATATTCGCCCAAAAGGTGCTAAAATTTCTGGTGGTTTTAAAGCGCCTGGTCCAGAAGGTTTACGTAAGTCTCTAGATAAGATTGAATTAATTCTACAGAATCTCGTAATTGATTCTAAAGAACCTAATCCTATTAGACCTATTACAGTATATGACATTTGTATGCATGCAGCAGATGCTGTACTGTCGGGTGGTGTACGCCGTTCTGCAACTATTTGTCTCTTTTCTCCAGAAGATGAAGAGATGATGACTGCTAAAACTGGTAATTGGTTTATGGATAACCCACAGCGTGGTCGTTCAAACAACTCTGCAGTAATTGTCCGTGATGAAGCAACTCCTGAAATGTTTGCAAAGATTATGGAATCAGTTAAATCGTTTGGTGAGCCAGGATTCTACTTTACAACTTCAAAAGAACACACTACAAACCCTTGTGTTGAGATTGGAATGTATCCACAATACGAAGGTGAGTCCGGTTGGCAAGGTTGTAACCTTACAGAGATCAATGGTGGTCTATGTAAAACTCCTGAAGATTTCTATACAGCATGTCGTGCAGGCGCTATCCTTGGTACACTACAAGCTGGTTATACAGACTTTAGATTCCTATCACCAGTATCAAAGAAAATCTTTGATCGTGAAGCATTGCTCGGTGTATCAATTACAGGTTGGATGAACAATCCTGAGGTTTTGTTTAATGAAAAAGTTTTAGAAAAGGGCGCTAAGATTGTTAAGAAGGTAAATAAGATGGTTGCTGAAATCATTGGTATTAATCCTGCTGCTCGTACTACTTGTGTAAAACCATCAGGCAATGCATCAGTTCTACTTCAAACAGCAAGTGGAATCCATGCAGAGCATTCATCAAAATACATTCGTAATATTCAAATGAATAAAGAATCTGAGATTACACAAGCTATTATTAAATCAAATCCATATATGGTTGAAGAATCAGTATGGTCTGCCAATGGCACAGATGTTGTTATTTCTTATCCTATTATTCCAAATAAAGGTTCAATGTATAAAGATGAATTGCTTGGTGTAAAACATCTAGAGCTTGTTAAAACTGCTCAAAAACATTGGGTTGTTGCAGGTACAAACGAAGAACTTTGTGCAGATGAAGGTATTCGACATAACGTATCAAATACTATTATTGTAGATGATTGGGATGAAGTAGAAAAGTATGTCTTCGAGAATCGTTATTCATTCTCAGGTATCTCATTCTTATCTGCAATGGGTGATAAAGACTATAATCAGGCACCAAATACTGCAGTGATTGATGAAAAGCAAATGATCAAACAATACGGTCCATCTGCTATCTTTGCATCGGGTCTTGTAGTTGATGCAATGAAAGTATTTCCTAATCTATGGGATGCATGCTCTACAGCTCAAGGCTATGGTTTAGACATATCTCTCGAGTCATCAGAGAATTCTGCAAGACAAGATTGGGTAAGACGTTTTGAAAACTTTGCAAATAACTATTTAAACAGTGATATTAAACAAGCAGAGTATTGTTTGAAAGATGCCTATCTTTTCCATAAGTGGAATAAAATTCAACAAAACTTGGCACCAGTTAATTGGAATGAAGATCTTACAGAACAAGTATTTACTGATGTAGATACTATGGGCGCAGCAGCCTGTGCCGGCGGAGCTTGTGAAATTGACTTCTAAAGTGCCATCTCCTTGCATACAAGTTTGTACGGTAATAGATGGTATTTGTATAGGTTGTGAAAGATCTGCAAAAGAAATTACCGAATGGCTAAGAGCAACTGACGAAAGAAAATTAGAGATCTTAGAAAGAATCGGTTCATGAAGCAATGGAGAGTTGAATGTGAAGAGTGTGATAATGAATCGATTGTTCTCTCTTATGTAGAAGTAGAGTTTTGCCCACACTGCGGTAGAAGAACAGAAGCTACTGAAGATGATGAAGATTTATAATGCATATATAATTTATGTGGTATTACAATGAACAAATTTACAATGAAACCCCAGATGAATACCAAGGGTTCGTATACAGAATTACAGAACTGGATACAAACAAGAAATATATCGGTAAAAAGAACTTCTGGCGGCCTAAAATATTACCAAAAAATAGCAAAAGAGCTAGACGGCAAAGAACTAAAGTCGAGTCCGACTGGCGAGAATATTATGGATCTAATAAAGAACTTCAATTACTCATTGAACAGCGAGGGCAAGATCGTTACAAAAGAGAAATCCTAATACTTTGTAAAACTAAAGGTGAGATGTCATATTATGAAGCTAAGCTACAATTTAAACTTGATGTTTTATTTCGAGACGATTACTATAATGAATTTATTGGTTGTAAAATTCATTCAAAACATTTGCCTAAAAAAGAACCAAAATAATAAATTAACTGTGTACATTGGCGTAAAAACAGTATATAATAATCCTATAATAAAAGTAGGAGCTTATATATGATTCTTGTCGATTTCTCTGGTATTGCAATTGCCACAATTGCTGTTAATAAAGTAAATGACGAACAGATGCTTCGGCATATGATTCTCAATTCACTTCGCATGTACAATAAAAAATTCAAAGCTGAATACGGTCAAATGGTACTTGCATGTGACTCATCAAGCTGGCGCCGTGATTACTTTCCACAATACAAAGCAAACCGCCGGTCAGGTCGCACTGAATCAGATTTTGACTGGGCAGAAGCATTTCGTATTATGCATCAAGTTAAAGACGAAATCAAAGAAAACTTTCCTTACAGAGTAATTCATATTGACAACAGCGAAGCAGACGATATTATCGGTACTATGGTCGAACAAACACAAGAGTTTGGTCAGTATGAAAAAGTAATGATCGTATCTTCAGATCACGACTTTAAACAATTGCAAAGGTATGATAACGTAAAACAGTTTTCTCCTATGACTAAAAAGTTTGTAGAAGAAACACATCCTCGCCAAAATCTACAACTCAAGATTCTTACTGGCGATGCTGGTGATGGTATACCTAATGTATTATCACATGATGATACCTTTGTAAATGGTGACAGGCAAACGCCACTATCAAAGAAAAAGAAAGAAGCAATCATCGAAGATCTTGCAGAAGGCGAATTGCTTTATGCAGCTTCATGGTATCGTAACTATTGCCGTAATGAAACTCTTATTGACCTTTCTAAAACGCCAACTGCAATAAAAGAAGAAATTGTTTCTGAATATAATTCGCAAGATCCTTGGCATAATAAAGGTAAAGTGTTTCCATATCTTATAAATAAAAACATGAAGATGTTAATTGAATCTGTGGAGGAATTTTTATAGATGGTAAAGTATGTTTTTGAAGTTTTGCAAGAAGCAGCAAAACAAAGACTAAAGGAAGATAAAATTAAAGTTCTAAAACAAAATGAATCTTGGGCTTTAAAAGATGTACTTCGCGGTACGTTTGATTCAACTGTTACGTGGAAAATACCAAAAGGTGAAGTACCATACGAGCCTTCAGAACCACATAACCACCCCGCAAATCTTATCAGAGAAAATACTAAATTCAAGTACTTCGTAAAGGGAATACGAGAGTGTGAAAGTCTGCCTTCGTTTAAACGAGAAAGACTGTTTATTGGTTTACTTGAAGGTATTCACCCTGAGGATGCGGAAGTTGTCGTTAAGATGATTAATAAAGAACCACCGAAGTACATTACTCGACCTATCGTAGAGGAGGCGTTCCCCGGCTTGCTCAAAGATTAACTCTTAACGCACATTAAGGAAGTCAATGTACCCACAACTCAAACCCTTAAAGCAAAAAAAATTACACAAACAAATCAAAAATATGATTCGTAAGGACAAAAGAGTAAAGTTGTATATGATAAACGAAAACTGGCTAAAAGTTAGAAAACAAAAAGATAGACGAAGGCGGAGAGTACTAGAAAAATTATGGAGAATACAGCAGTTATATTTAGTAAAGACTGGGCAATTGCCTTTGCCGTCTTTACAATGATGGGTAAAAATAACTGTGTACAAATTAGTTGATTGAGGTTATAATTATATAATGAATATTTTTATTTTACACGAAGATCCTGTTGTTGCTGCTCATATGCAGTGCGACAAACATGTACCTAAAATGGTGGTGGAAAGCGCACAAATGCTTTCCACTGCTCATCGCATGCTCGATGGTACAGTACAAATCGGTCCATCAAAATCTGGCAAACGTATGGTAAAACATTATCGTCTGTTTGACAATCCACAAATGGATGATGTACTTTACAAAGCTGTACACTACAAGCATCCTTGTACAGTATGGACTATGGAATCCTCAGATAACTATCTATGGCATTGGAATCATTTTGTTGCTCTATGCGACGAATTCGAATATCGCTTTGGCAAAATTCATAAATCAAGTCAACTAAAAGATCCACTATGGTCAATACCAAATAATATTCCAAAAAGCGGTATGACACCATTCAAACTTGCTATGACTTCAAATCCAGAATGTATGTTCGAAGATGCTGTTAAATCTTATCGTGCATTCTATCATACTAAACAAGATCGATTCAAAATGGCATGGGAAAAGACTCGTACTAAACCATATTGGTTCGAGCACAAGGAGGCTTGTTAAATGCCGGTGTATACCGTAAAAGACCTTAAAACACAAAATCAATGGGATGTTAATTGTTCCTATGATGAGTTACAAGAGTTGCTTGATCATAGTCCAGATCTTATTAAAGTATTAACTGTACCACATTTTTCAGCAACAGGCGGTGCCACACATGTAAACAAAAATACTAGTGATGGTTGGAAAGATCTTTTAGGTAGAATTAAAAAAGGCTCTGGCAAAGGGAATACAATTAAAACATGAGGTTTATACATGAAGAAGTTGATCTTGGATATCAAGACTTGGATGCTAACACAGGTAAACACGGGAGAACTTATACTGCTCCTGATGGTAGTAGGTTTCCTAGTATTACTACAGTTTTAAGTATACTAAGCGAAGAAGGTATTGCGAAGTGGAGGGCTCGTGTAGGGGAGGAAGAAGCAAATAAAATCAGCACAAAGGCTGCTGGTCGTGGAACCCTAGTTCATTCAATTATAGAAGGATACTTAAAGAATGAAAGCATTGAAGACTATCTCCCGCATATTAGACAAAGCCTCGAAAACCTACGTCCGATTTTGGATAACCGGATTGGAAAAATCTACGGTCTTGAGGTACCTCTTTATTCTAATCACCTTGGCCTTGCTGGTCGATGCGATTGTATTGCTGAGTTTGATGGTGTACCATCTATTATAGACTTTAAAACATCACGTAAGCCAAAGAAAAAAGAATGGATTACTAATTACTTTGCTCAGATGGCTGGTTATGCTGTTATGTTTGAAGAACGTACTCATAGACCTATTACTAATACAGTGGTTATCATGGATGTAGATGACAATGAACCTTTAGTGTTTAAAGAGCATCGCGATAACCACATTCAGCTTCTTATCGATACTAAAAAAGAATACGATACACGTAAATTATTTCACTAAAAGAAAAAAAATTACAAGTGGTTGTTTTTATTAAATAACTACGTGCACTTTTTTGTGTACATTTCGGCAAAAATAGTATATAATATATCTATAAAATGAAAAGAGGAGATATATTATGAATAGACCAATTTCAAACGCAGCTTATAAGCGAATGATTAATACACTAACACCTGACAGACAGCGTGAAAGTGTCGAGCGTATGCTTCGTGTTATTCCAGTATGGTTGATGGAAGAAGCTGAATGCGCAGTTCAAAATCCTAAAGTGATTAAGCATCTCGAGTCTCGCCTTAAGCAGGCTCGGTTGATGATGTCTTCTATCATTGCAAATGGGAGAGTTATATAATGGAATATCATTACGTAGCATTGGAAAAATTATTCAGTTCGCTTGCAGTTGACATGTCAGAAGAAAACATGCGTAAGCAGCTTTTAACTCTGACTTCAGACGAAGTTCGTAAGTTAAAAGATCTTATGGAAATGTGTGGTTATTCATACAACCATGAGGTAGCCAAATGAAGCGTTATGTTTTCTTTGGTGCAATGGCTGCAGCATTCTTAGGAGGACTTGTTACTGGTAAGTCTGCTTTCGGCGCAACAGCCCAAGCTGGATTACTACATTCTGCGGAATCTGAACAAAAATGTTTAGCAGATAATATCTACTGGGAAGCTCGTAATCAAACAGGAAAAGGAATGATCGGTGTCGCTTTTGTCACTCGTAATCGTGTTAACGATACTCGTTTTCCTCACTCATATTGTGAGGTTATTAAACAAGGACCTGAAAGACCATCTTGGAAAGACAAAAACAATATGGTCCCATTGCGCCATCGCTGTCAATTTAGTTGGTACTGCGATGGGAAGTCTGACAATATTCCTACTGTTGATCTCGACATTTATGAGTTTGCTCGTACCATCGCTTTTAAGATCTATAATGGACATCTTACAGACTTCACCGATGGCGCTACTCATTATCATGCCGACTACGTAAAACCTGAATGGGCATCAACAAAAAAACAAACAATAAAAATTGATCAACATATATTTTATAGGTGGGAAAAATGACAGTATATTTAGATATGGATGGAGTCATTGCAGACTTCTTTGGAGCCATCAAACAAAAATTTGATGTAGACCATTGGAAATCTCTTAATGATAGAGAAGCAGCATTTGCATCTCTTCGTAACACAGGCTGGTTTTATACGCTTCCTAAGTTTCCGGAATCAAATAAAATTGTAAGCTTTGTAGAGGATATTACTGATGGTGATTGGGGTATCTGTTCTTCTCCACTTCGCGGTGATAGAGATAACTCAGCATATTGGAAACGTAGATGGTTAGAAGATAATCTTTATGTTCCACCGCTTATTGAGAATATGATCTTTACTTCTAATAAACATAAGTATGCTTGGAATAAACTTACTCGTAAACCAAACATTCTTATTGATGATCGACCAGATAATGTCCGTAGATGGATTGAGGCTGGTGGTATAGGCATTGTTTTTCAATGTGATCAAGACGACATAGAAACTTTATTTAGCAAATTGGAGATAGCGATTGAACGTGCAAGAACTTTTGAACTTAAGAACGCAGTTTGAAGAAACAACTGAAGACTTTAAACTTGAACAGCGTGGTTCAGATATAAATACTCTAAAATGGTTTGTTGAAAATGGACATAAGTCCAATTCCCTTCGTGATGGATACCAGATGGCATTTCAAATTGCCGAGACTATTATCACGGAGTACGAAAATGGCAGACAAGAAGACAATCGAGGGTTTGGATGAAGCTGATACCAATGGTGACGGCCATATATCATCTGATGAATTGGAGATGCATTTGGAATTTAAGCGTAAAGAGCTTGAAGACGCAGATGCACAACGTGATGCTATGAGAAAAATGACGTGGTTTGCACTATTTGGCATGTTACTTTATCCTGCAATTATTCTTATTACAACAATACTTGGACAAGATAAAGCGGCTCAATTAATTAGTGACATTGCGCCTACATATTTTGTATCAATATCTGTATTAGTTGCAGCATTCTTTGGGGCCGATGCCGTAAAAGGTAAAAAACCAGCACCTAAGAAATAATGGCAAAATGGATGCTAGTCATGGTCACCGTTGTAAGTGGTGATCCTGTTGCAGAGAGTATAGATATATTTGATGGTTTAAATAAATGTTTTGTCGCAAAGACAGAGCAGGAATTTAAGTATGATTTTAGAACTATGAAGCGAGATTGGCTGTGCGTTAGAGTAGAAGGACAATGGGACTATCTTCTTCGTTATTAGGGGTTATTATGAAAAGACTTATTTATCAGGTTGCAGTAGGTGCAAAATCTAGACTGTATCATCATTGTATTGGTTCCGTTGCAAAATATTGTGACGAACACAATATTGATCATATAGTACAAACTGTTCCTAAGTTGCGTATTAAACCTGATGTTTTTATGACAGGGCGTAGCACAGAATCTTATGAGAAACATGGCGGTTTTCTTCCAATTTTTGAGAAGGAAAACGCCTTTTCTTATTTTAAAGACTATGATCAAATTGCAATAGTAGATGCAGATATTTGGATTAGACCAGGCGCACCAAATATATTTTTAGAAATGGATGCTGATGTAGATTTTGGTGGCGTAGTTGAAAGTGAATTGCCAATTGAACCATGGTACGTTCAAAAAATATTAGGTTATTCTCGCATGCAATATGGAACTCTTAAGATTCCTGCATGGTATGGTCAATATAATGACAAAACAGGTTTTCCATTTATGAATATGGGAATGATGGTTATGAATAAATCATTTGCCAAATATCTCAATAATCAAACACCAGAACAGTTTATACGTAGACAAGAATTTAAACAATTTGTAGATGGAGCAGGACCATGGAAATGGTCAACTGATCAAACCCTACTTAATTATTGGGTAAATACATGTGGTATGAATGTGCAAAGACTGAATTGGAAATGGAATGCACTTTATACTGCAATAGATAATAGTAAGATTAAAGAAGCAAACTTTGTACATTTCTTCTTAAAAGATAAACTGCCAGAGAATGGTGAAAACGTACAAGAATTGATGAAAAATGTCGAATAAAGATTGGCAAGAATGGCTTGTTACCATTCAAGAAGAATTCAGAAATAATAAGAGTTCTTTTCTATCGCAGCCTAATATTAAGCGCACCGTACATCCGGAGCACGGTGGTATGAATCTCTATATGAAGCTGAATAGTGAATTTGCAGATCTATCAAAGATAGCTGATCCGTCATGTGGCAAACCAAATATTCAATTTGGCAAGCATAGCTTGATATCAATACAAAGTGGGTATTATATTTCTTTGATTAAAGAACACTTTGGAATTAAACCAAAAGATCTTGGTCATATTACTGATATTGGTGGAGGTTATGGTTACCTTTGCTATTCAATGCATAAACTTGGATTTACTGGCAATTATAATATACTTGATTTCCCGCAAATGAATGAAATGCAAGAATACTTTTTATCAAATACGATTCAAGGTTCATATGCCTGTAAAACTTTAAAGCCGGAGAATCTTACGAAAACTGCAAATGAATCACTTTTGATTGGAACATTCAGTATTAATGAAATGCCACTTGATGATAGAAAAATTATTGAGGCATACTATGAACAGTATAAGTATATTATGATTGCACATAAACAAAATAAAGCATTTCATGGTATCGATAATAAAGAATATTTTTATGGCATAAAGAAAAAACTATCTGAAAGCCATAATATGAAAATGTGGAAATGTCCGCTTAGAGCAAATGATCACTACCTTATTGGAACGAGAAAGTGAAAAAAATAATCTTACAACATTGGTCTGGTCCACTAGGCGAACTTGAAAATTTATCAGTAGCAAATATTAAAGAGTATGCTAAATTCTGTGGTGCTGATCATAGGTTACTTCGCGGAGCGGTATTTAATCCAGGTCTTAGTTCGCAATCACAAAAACTCTATATGATGAATGAAGAGTTTGATGACTATGATGTTGTTGTAATGATGGATACTGATATGTTTCTTCGTAAAGGCTGTACAGCAAATATTTTTACAGATGAAACTGGTATTGGTAGACATTATAATATTCAGGAAACATTAGTAAAAAAACTTGCAGGTCATTTCCCATTCTTATGTGATGCAGAATATCCATATTGGGGTGGGTCATGCTATCGTTTAGAAAAAAATTTACGACAAGAATTTAGAAAACATTTACATATAAGTGAAATGTTACAATTCAGCGGCAACTTTAATGATGAAGGTATTATGCATAGATGTGCTGTACTTGCAGGATTTAAAGAAAAACGCTACTTCGATCGTGCACAATGGAACTATAGTTCATTTGATGATGATGTAGATAAAGCAAATATTATTCATATAAGACCAAAAATAAGACAAGGTGGACCGAAAAGACCTAAGATTGAAAACTATAAAGCACTTGTCGAAAGAGGCGTAATATGAGAAATCTAATCTACCAATATTGGGGCGGAGATATGCCGTGTGGAGTTCTTGCTGGTAAGAAAAACATGGAAGAGTATGCTAAACGCATTGGCGCTGAATATAGACTTGATCATAATAAACCGCAAGCGGTAAACACAGGTGTACACCAACATTATTGGGAATGGCTAAATCCTCTCATTGATCCATCGTTTCTTGTATATGACAATATTGCTATTATTGATTTAGATGTATTTGCTGTAGATGGTTTAGAAGAAAGTATTTTTGATTTAGAGTATGGTCATGTTGCAGCATGTAGAGAACCTGCTATCGAAACAATTAGAAAAGAAACTTTACACGGAAGTATTAATTATAAGAATGATGAAATATGGGCAGCATGGGTTAATAGTACACTAAACACAAAACTGCCTCGACGTGATGATGGCTTACTTAAAGTTTACAATGCTGGAATGGTAATGTTTTCGAAAGAAGGTTTAAGACATGCAAAGAATCGTTGGTGGAAATTTAATAAGTATGTGCAACAAACAATAGCGCAAAATTTTTCTAAGTTCTATTGCTTAGATCAAAATTATTTTCATGCTATGGCACATTCACTTGAAACAGATTTTACAGAATTAGATTACAAATGGAATTCACATGTTCATAATATGTCAACTCGAAGCAATCCGATAAGACGTATGAACGATACAAGACCTAAAGATGCTAAGCTAGTACACATTCAACCAGGCGAAGCTAAATGGTATACTGAAAAAGAAATGTGGCGAATTACAAATTTGCCTATTCAAGAATGGAATTTAAATCATAAACATTATAAAGCAGCAGTGAAATGAAAGCAAAAATTTGGGGACTAGGATTATCTAGAACTGGTACGACTACACTTACACATGTATTAAACGAAGTGGGATATAATCATATTCACTATCCATCTGATGATGATATGATTTCGTTTAACAATGATGGTGCATCAGATATTCCTGTCATACCAAAATATAAAAAGCTTGACACAATGTTTCCTAACTCTAAGTTTATTCTTACAACAAGAGATAAAGAAAAATGGCTACAGTCTATGTCAACTTATCTTGAAAGAAAAAGAAATTGGAATCAATCTACAAGACAGGTAAATATTCGAACTCAAGTGTATAAAGAACCGTTCTTCGTATATGAGGTATATGAAAAAGTATGGGATAACCATGAGAAAAGTATAAAGGAATATTTTAAAAATAGACCTGGCTCTTTATTGATTCTAAATATTGTAGATGGAGTTGACAAACCCCAAAAACTATTTGACTTTCTCAATGTCAATAAAACTATGGAAGAATTTCCGCATAGGAATGAGTTAAAAAGATGAAAGCGTATGTGATTTGTTTAAAAGGAAATGAGATATCAGAGAAAGGGGCTGATACTTGTATTATATCTTCTAAAAAAGTTTATAATGATTTTGAGATAGATATCTTTAACGCAGTTTCCGCAAAAATGGCTAAGACTGTTATGTTCGGTAATGGTCTTAAATGGAAGTATCCTTGGGAAGGTAAAGAAAACGATATTGCAACCGGTCTTATTAAGTCTGCATATCAAACAGCAAATCCTAATTCTCGCATTGCATGCGCAATGAGTCATTGGTTATTGTGGCATGAGTGTAAAAAACTAAATGAGCCAATTCTTATACTTGAACACGATGCAGTCTTTACTGAAAAATTAGATTGGAAATTGATACTTGAAAGTAAATACAATATTATTGGTATTAATAGTCCTGCATCAGCTACAAGGCGCGCTCATCAGTTTCATGACATGGTGCAAGCCGGAGAATCATGGATCCAACCGGTACCATCAGTTGATGAATTTAATATACCACAAGGTTTAGCCGGAAACTCTGCATATATAATTAAACCAGATGGAGCAAAGGATATCCTATCAGCGGCTCGAGAACATGGCTTATGGCCGAACGATGCGCTTATGTGCAAACAACTAGTTCCTAAACTTGGTGTAACTAAAACATATTTTACAAGAGTCCAAGGGTTACCTTCAACAACGGTGAATTAAATGAAAGAATTTATGTTAGTAATTAGTATGTGGGGCAGCGATGGTGTTACAGACCACTATATCGGTCAGATGGCACTACAGCAACCCATGTCAGAAAAACAATGTCATTGGATGATAGATAATGAACAGTGGTCTGCAAGTTTTGACAACGAATACTATTTCTTTGCAAGACAATGCTTTCCAAAAGAATGTGCAGGAAAGAAGACTTGTGAATGAAAGCTTTCGTAATTACAATTAAAGATAATGAACAGTCTATGCAGGTTGCAAAACGTTGTATTAAAAGCGCTGCTAAACATGGACTTGAAGTAGAACATCATTGGGCTATAACTCCTAAAGATAATCCACATCTTATTTTGCATACAAAGGGTATCCAACCGTCTTTTTTCCATGAAAAATATTCTAGACCAGAAAACTGTATGGCTGCTTTCTTATCTCATCATGCGCTGTGGGAAAAGTCAGTAAAGATAAAAGAAACAGTTGTTATTTTTGAGCATGATGCTATTCTAACAGGCCCGATTCCGGAAACGTCGTTTGATGGTTGTATGACATTTTCAAAGCCTTCGTATGGAAACTTTAATACACCTATCAATATTGGTGTAGATGGATTAATACAAAAGAAATATTTTGGTGGCGCGCATGGCTATATGGTTAATCCAGAAGGCGCACAAAAGATTATTAATAAAGCAAAAACATGTGGTGCACCGACTGATATATTTCTGAATGTAGATACTTTTCCGTTTTTACAAGAGTATTATCCATGGGTATGTATGGCAGCAGATTCATTTACAACAATTCAAAAAGAAGCTGGTGTACAAGCTAAACATAACTTTAACGAAACATATGGAATAATCGATGCCTAAAATGCCTGAAAAATTGATTATCACCGGTTGCGATGAAAAAACAGAATGGCAGCTGTGGTGGTTTATTGAAAATTATTATAAGCATAATACTATACCAATTGCAGTTGCAGACTTTGGTATGTCTATTGAGATGAAAGAAAGAGTAAAACAATCTGCGCATCCTGCTCTTTTTTGCCATATGGATATTCAAATAAAAGAAGACGTTAAAGGGTGGTTTGGTAAACCGATGGCAATGTTAAAAGCACCGGGCAAAAGATGCTTTTGGATTGATACTGATTGTGAAATACTTGGAAATATTGAAAGGATGTTTGATCATATTCAACCAAACAAACTTTGTATGTCACTTGATAGACCATGGCTAAAGCGTAGAAAAGAAGAATGGTTTAACTCAGGCGTTGTAGGATTTTATCAAAAGCCAGATATTCTAAAACAATGGGCAGAAAAGGTTGCTTCAAAACCAGAAGTGGGGGATCAAGAGGTATTACATAGTATGCTTAATCCTATTACAAGAATGACATATATTAATGAATTACCGAATAAATATAATTGGCTAAGACTTCAGGTAGAACATGATGATGAGCCAGCAACCAATGCAAAGATTATGCATTGGACAGGTGAAAAAGGAAACGATCGTATTCGTGGTAAGATCAAAATTGCGGAGGTTGTGAATGCCTAAAACAGTTCACGTAATCGGTAACGGCGATTCAGCAATGTTTTATAATGAAGCGCCAAGAAAAGGTCTAAAGCTAGCTTGCAATCTTCCACCTTTTCCTATTGAAAATCTATATGCATCTTGCATGGTTGACTTTAAAATGATGCGACATATTCATAAAGGTGATGTTGATGTGCCAGGAGAATGGATACTTGGCGCAAGACCTAAAGCGTATATGGAAAAGAATTCTCAATTTCATATGCAAAGATCTCATCAAATTAAAATGTTCTACACTCGTCTACCAAGCTATGCTGCAAACTATACAGATCTTAATTGTGGTCATATGGCTGTTTACTTTGCCGCTCAGCATCTAAAGGCCGAAAGAATTCATATGTATGGATTTGATTCTATATTTGATTTTAATCTTCGTAGCTTTACAGATACGTTTATAAATTCAGATCGAGGCGGTATGAATAACAACCGATTGACTAACAATTGGCGCCCGCTTTGGCAAAATATATTTAAAGACTTCGGTGATGGCCGATGCGAATTTGTTATTCACCATATGCATGATAATCTTAAATTTAAAATTGGCAATAATGTTACTATTGAAAAGTACGGTCGTAGAGATGAGATTACTGAACAAGAAGGAAAATCAGACGAAGCATGGGTTCCTCCAGCAAACGGAATAATGTAAATTAACTGTTTACTTTTCCATAAAAATAGTGTATAATTAATACATGATGGAGAAAAGTTTGATTTTTGTAGAAGGTGGCAGTCGCAGACAACGTGAATTCGCGTTTGAGGCAGCATCATTTGCATGGTTACAGCTTATGCCTAGGATTAAAAAATGTACTATTAATATTGAACTTAAAAATTTAAAGGGATATGACGGTACATGTTTAGACGTTGAAAATAGAGACTATATAATTGAGGTAGATAAGAGGTTAAGTCTTGGAGATAATTTTCTTACAACAATATTTCATGAAATGGTTCATGTAAAACAATATGTAAGAAAAGAATTATATAGTGAATGTAATTTTTATAAGACCAGAGAAGAATATTTAAACTTGCCTTGGGAAGTTGAGGCATATAGAGTACAGGAGGAATTATTAATCCAATGGCAGAATTCCAAAACCACGAACAATCTGAATTAGAATTATTTCGTAGAGAAATAGTAAATAAAGATGGTGTAATAGAGATGTTGGAAAACAACATTAAAGAACTACAAGAACAATTGCAAAACTCATATAAAAGGATTGAGGAGTTAAATAATGTCAAAGTTTGTGAATGTCCCCCTATTGTTGTCAGCGGCGTTGATGGTGACGGCAAGCCCTACTAATGCTGAAACTGTAACAGATGTCAATAGAACCGTAATTGATAGAACACCTTATCAGGTAGAAGTATGTCAACAGCAATCAACTTCTGGTGATAAAACCGGAGATACCTTAATGGGTGCTATTATCGGTGGTGCTATTGGTAATAATGTGACCAAAAATGTAGACAACGGTGGTGCAGTTGGTGCCTTATTAGGTGGCATGTTAGCTCATAATAATAGTAAAGCCACAGGCGGTACTCGCAGAGTATGTAATTTTGAAACGCGATATGATGAAAAAACAAAATCAATCTATTCGCATAGCGTGGTTACGTTTACATACTTAGGCAAAACATACAGTTTATCTTTTCAAAAATAATTGAAAAAAATGCAAATTAACTGTGTACATTGCCGTAAAAATAGTGTATAATAGATCTATAAAATGAAAAGAGGAGTTCATATTATGTTTACTAAAGATCAAATTGCACTACAGGCCCATATCGAAGCTAAAAATGCTGAAGGTAAGAAGTGGATGGATGAAAATCCTGGTTCTTACTACGGTATGACCGTGACTGACCCAGCACATTGGGCAGAGCAAGGTATTACTACTGTCGAGCAGTATGAATACCAAATGGAGTACTATGGTCTGTTTGACTATATTGCTGGCTTAACATCAAAAGGCAATGCTCGGTATTTGCTAAGCCTTTGTACCACTATGGACGATTTGGATGTGGCATATGCCGAGTTCAATTGTAATCGTGAGGTTGCATAATGTTAGACACTACTAAAATCTATGATACTGAAGGTGTCTTTTCTTATTTTACAACACACCCATTCGATGAGTACAATGGTGATGGTGTAAGTCTTACAGATAAGTTTGCAGAACTTAGAGAGGAATATGAAAAGTCTGGCAAAAAACTTATCAATCTAAAAACATATCATAATAGTGGATTCAACCATGTTACTCAAGAACAAGATAAAGAACCAGAGTTTGGTATCGAAGTTGAGTGGATATGGTAAAAAGTTTAGAAGAGGCTCCTGTCTCGCTCCTCTCTCAGTTGAGCTTCTTCTAATCCTATAGTCGAGCGGTATAACGCGGTTAAGCCTGTAAACGACTTTAAAATAAAGACGCAGGTGGGAATTATAGAGTGCCCTCATAAGAAAGACTCTCCTTATTTGGTTCCGTAGCTCAGTTGGATAGAGCAATTGCCTTCTAAGCAATCGGTCAGGGGTTCGAGTCCTCTCGGAATCGCCAATAATGCGGGTATAGTATAATGGTATTACAATCGCCTTCCAAGCCAAAGACATCGGTTCGACTCCGGTTACCCGCTCCATATAAATATGAATAGGTTGGTCGCTTAATAGACCCGATAGTCCCTAATGTTAGGGACGATAACAAAGGAGAACGCATCCAGCATTTATAAGTTGGCTCTGCTCAATAAGATAGAGGAGAGAAATATTCCTTTCGTCTCTCCTCTATCACTTTAAGGATAATGAATGCTTAAATGGTATGACCACATAATGGTTTCAATGTTTGCTTGGGTAATATCTCAAGGAATTATGTACAATTTCTTTTGGGCATTTATTGGATGGATAATTTTTGTTCAATACATGTATCAAAGGAGAGACGGTCATGTCTGATGATATGTTTGATTTTGGTTTTACAGCAGTAGATGAGTCTGAATTACAAGCTGTACAAGATGCACAAAAGGCGGCAGGTGATGTTTCAGTAGAAGCAAGAACCAGTCAAGATAAACTTGATAAGCTTTACAACGCCATTGTTCCTCTTCTTAACAATCTTAAGAAAAATCCTGAAAAAGAATACATTTTATGGCCCAATCGCATAGATAAAGTCGAGCAATTTGAGCAGCATCTGCTTAATATTTATCGTTCTTAGAAAAAAAAATTACAAGTAGTTGTTTTTGTTGAATAACCTCGTGCACTTTTTTGTGTACATTTCGTGGTTTTTGTGATATAATATATCTATAAAATGAAAAAAGCAAAGAGGAGCTTAAAATGTTTTTAGAGAATCTTACAAAGTTGGAAGAAACCCTTTGGAAAAGCCACGTTGAGTTTGTTGGTGTTGATCACGATATGGCTGAAATGTATGCCGAAGATCGTAATGATGTCATCGAAGCTAAGCATCGTTTCAACAAAGGTCATATGGGCTCACTACGTCATTTCATCGATCGTATGGATACACATCCACGCGAAGGTGTGGTAATGGCTTTTGCTGCTGATCTCGGTGAAGATTGGGTTTATGATAATCTTGGTTATGAGGTGCGCTAATGGAACATCGTCACGCAGTGCCAGAAGGTTTTGAGTATGAAGGAATTTGGATTGAAAATCCTTATTTGTCAGAATGTGGTCGATTTGAAGTAGATCCAAAAGAATATTATGGAATTGATGTTGAGGAGAAAAAATAATGGGTATGTCAAGTTACGTTATGGATTGTGAAGAAAAGTTTGAAGATGCAGTATTGGCTCGTATAGAAGAATGCGAATCAGCAGATGCTCTTAACTGGAAACTTGTCGAAGATAAGTGCTTTGTTAATATTATGCACTTGAGCGGACCAGAGCAGGATGAATGGGTCTATAATCTTTGGGATGAATATTGGTCAGCACACGCTGCATAAAAAAAATCACTTTAATGCAAATTAACTGTGTACATTTGCGTGAAACTGTGATAGAATATATACAAGATTAAAAACAGCTGAGGAGCTAAAAATGTCAAATTATGTTATTACTAAGAATTCTACTCAAGAAGAGCGTATGCTAGCCATTCGCGAAGCTGCTGAAAGATTTGAAAAAATCAAAGCAAGACGCGCAAGGCTAGCTGCTAGTGCTGCACGTGTAGTACGTTACGTCGATGAAGTAGATAAGAAGGAACGCAAAAAATTTAATGATTATGTTTCTAAAATTCATAATCAATACGATGAAAATCATAATCATTATCAAGATGCGCCACAATATGCGGAGAAATACTATGGTGAAAAGATGCGCGATACTGTTGCTATGGATAACGATTGGAACTAGTGCACAGGCACAAGATTGTTTCTATTCTCAAAGAACGTTTTTTAAAGATGGTAGTATAGTCGATGATATTAAACGATATGATTGCAAATCACCGCCAAAAACTATAATCATTGAGAAAGAAATACCCGCCAAAAACAGATCAGTAGGTGAGTTTTTATTTGGTGTGGAAGAAGAAGGTAATGGAGTTACTCACCTCTTCAGTACATTGGTCAGTATGGGAATTTTATAATGATTAAATTTGTATTAGGTATGATTGCTGGTGCAATGCTAGTGACATACAACCCAGAAGTTATGAATTGGTTTGTTACTTCTGGTATGCGCGATAATATTGTCGCAGTTTTGAATGGAGTATAAAATGAAAAGGTTAGCGTTTATTCCTCTCGTCGCAGCTGTGGCAGCTTGTGATAAAACCCCACCAGAGACATTAATGTCGCAACAAATGTTTGAATATCAATCAGCTCAAGTTGAAAAGCAAATTGATAATATGCCAAATTGGTATACAAACATTCCTAAGGAAGAAGATGCCGTATATGCAGTCGGTACTGCAGTCACGCCAGATCTTCAGTTAGCGGTTGACATTGCAGTACTATCAGCTAAGACTACTCTTGCCGATCGTGTTGATAGTCGTATTCGTTCTCAAATGAAGTTGTTTAAAACAAAATTGGGATCATCGGACTTTGATGCCACTGTTCAAAATAACTTTGAACAGGTAACTCGTAATCTGATTGCAGATGCAGATGTTGCAGGTTATACTGTCAAAGAGAATCAGATCGTACAAAATGGTACACAGTATCGTGCATACGTACTTCTGGAGTACAAGAACGCGGTTGCTAATAGTGTTATTAAGACACGTATAGCACAGAATGAAGTCTTGCTTGAAAAGCTACGTGAAACTCGTGCATTCAAAGAACTTGATGACAACGTGAAAGCACAAAAAACTGCTGAATTAGAAGAGGCAAAAGTGCTTGTAGATGCAATTAACGGTGTACAAACAGAGGAAACTGTGATAGAATAGTATAATGGAAAACTTATCTAGTGATCGTATGATGGCAGTTCGTGTATTCGAAGGTGAGCTGGAGCGTATGAAATCAATTACTGATGGTCAGTATGATCAAATTCAAAAGATTGTTCGTCAGTATTTGCAAGAACGCATCAACGATATGACAAGGAAGGGATATAAAAGATCATGACTATGCACCTCGTTCGCGGTATGACTACGCTTTCTTCTCGTAAGAGAAAAGCCCGTAAAAAGACGCAAGCTGTACTTCAAGCTGAAGCTGAAACAGCAAAGCTCCTCAAGTCTTTGGGCTATCAAAAGGGTAGTCGCTGGAAAGCTGACCTTCCAGATTATACCGTAACCGAGACAGTGCCCACCAGCGATCTCATCATGAAGGTAGAAGGTAAGCGTAAAGCTAATCAATATACTGGTGATGAGCTCGCTGGCATTGGTACTCTTCATAAATCAAATATGGTACCTGTCCGTAAAGATTCTAAGGATGCAATTGACATCGCAAATATGAGACGCTAAATCTGGTGCAGTTGATGTATAGACATACACTAACTTTGGACCAGCTTAACCTGGCTCCAACTATTTTCACAAATAGTGAAATTAACTGTGTACATTTGCGTGAAACTGTGATAGAATATATAAAGAATGAAAAAAGAGGAGAATTCTTATGCCTATGGTAAAACGTAAAAAAGCTAAAGTCAGAGCACGTGCTAGAACCGGTCTTGCTGGTGCACCAATTGACAAAGGCTTCGATGCTGTAAAATATTACTTTCATATAGAAGTTGATCGTAAAGATCTTATTAATACGCTCAAGTCTTATATTAAATCAAACGTTGATTCTAAAAATCAAAAGTTTGCCCTGTCAAATCCTGAATATAAGTTCTATATCTTCACTCACTATTGTGCTACCGCTTTTTGGATTAACAGTGGACTTAAGCTAGACGAAAAATCTAGTAAGTATGCTGAAGGTCTATACAAGTACGTGATGACGCTTGTAGAGTCAGGTAAAGATATCTACTTTGAAAAGCAAGCAAAGCTCAAAGACTCTGCTACTGTAGTATCTCTTTCACCAATGCAACGTTTGCAAAAGAAGATTAGTAATACTATTATGCAAGATCTTCTTGATCTTGAAGATAAATGGATTGATGGTGAAAAAGCTGAACTTGATATCTATCAGGAATTTAAAAGACATGGTCTTACCGGTGCAGCTGTTGCATCAGTAAGACAAGTAATTGAAGGCTGGTTACTTGATTATGAAGATGCATATCACAAACGCTGCGAAGATGCAGTAGAAGGATATGCACATTTGAAAAGACCAGAACTCAATCGGAGGATTAAAGCTTGCCAAGATATGTTGGCTGACTGTGATCGTATCCGTTCTGCAGCAAAAGCTACTCGTGCAACGCGGGTAAAGCAACCAAAAGCTGCAGATAAACAAGTGGCTAAAGTTCAGTATAAGAAAGAAGATACTGAATTTAAGCTAGTGTCAATACCTCCTATTAAAATTGTAGGTGGTACCCGTCTATACACGTTCAATACTAAGACACGTGCATTGACGGAATATATTACTCAGGACGTAAAAGGATTTGAGATCTCTGGCACCTCTATCAAGAATATTGATAAAGTAAATAGTCGGACGGTAAAACTCAGAAAGCCTGACGCTTTCCTTCCTATCGTCTTGGGTAAGACACCAAATCAAATTGATAAGGAATGGAAAACACTTACTACTAAAACTAGTATACCAAATGGTAGATTAGGTAGTGATACAATCTTATTAAGGGTATTAGATAAATGAGTGACTTTCTCAACAAAAGTAAATTCACGCAATTGATAGAGAAAGCGGTGGTTGATATGCATATCAGTTACATGGATGCCATCCTCTATCTATGTGATAAGAATGATATTGATCCAGTAGATGTCAATAAGTTCATATCACCTATCATCAAAGGGAAGCTTGAGGCAGAAGCAATGAACCTCAACTTCCTACCTAAAACAAATTCTATTGATTCAGCTTTATTCGAATAAGATGAATATATATAGATTTACATTACAGCAATACTGTGTTATAATTAATCATATTTCAGCTATACAAGGAAAAAATAAATATGTCATTCGAATCACTTAAACGCAATCGCGGTACAGATATCTCACAACTCGTAAAAGCAGCCGAAGCAGTCGGTGGTGGTGAAAAGAAAAACTATGATGATGAGCGTATCTGGAAACCAACCGTAGACAAGGCAGGTAATGGATATGCAGTCTTACGTTTCTTACCAGCCGCAGAAGGTTCAGAACTACCATGGGTCAGATACTGGGATCATGGATTCAAAGGACCAACCGGTCTTTGGTATATCGAAAATAGTCTTACATCGATTGGTCAACCTGACCCTGTTGGCGAACTCAACTCCAGACTCTGGAATTCTGGGATTGAAGCCGATAAAGAAACCGCACGTGCACAAAAGCGGCGTTTGCATTACGTAGTTAATGCATTAGTAGTAGAAGATCCATCTGCACCTCATAATCAAGGTCGTGTTGTACTCTATAAGTTTGGTAAGAAAATCTTTGATAAGATTATGGATGTTATGCAACCATCATTCGCTGATGAAAAAGCAATCAATCCATTTGATTTCTGGGATGGTGCTAACTTCAAACTTAAAATTCGTCAGGTCGAAGGTTATCGTAACTATGATAAATCTGAGTTTGCTAGTGGAACTGCTCTTTATGAGTCAGATGAAGCTAAGCTAGAAGCAGTGTATAATCAATTGCATGATCTTAATGAATTCAACGATGCAAAGAACTATAAAACCTACGATGAACTTAAAACTAAATTAGCCCGAGTTCTAGGTGAGGAATCATCGATGGGTGCACCGACTATGAGACAAGAATCTCAAATGCATACACCAGCTCCGCAACCTGAATATAAAGTTGCTGAGCCAATCACGGCTGAAGAAGTTAATCTTCAAAGTGATGATGATACAATGTCTTATTTTGCTAAACTAGCACAAGAAGACTAAAGAACAACAGCTTCCATCGCTCTTCGTACTAATGGATTATTTGCGTCAAATGAGTTTGTGCCTGATCCAACGAGAGCGGTGGTTGCACTTCCAACATTAGTAACAGAAGCATCAACAACAGCTGGTGGTGTTGTATTTACACCAACTGTTCTATATTTTTCAAAATAGTCTATAAGCGACATATTCATTTCTTTAGCCAGTTCTTTTATTTTAGTCATATCACTTATGCCAAATTGCCGTGATAGTGAACTTTCCAAAGCTCTACCTTTTAAGCCTCTAGTAAAAGAATCAATTTTTCTTTCTTTATCTCTTTTAACTGCTACAAATTTTATTATTTCATCGGCAGTTTTTATATCTGCCTTTGTGGTCTTTGCCCCAAATGCCTCAGCTGCTTGTTCTGCAGTCATTCCGCCTTGAGAGGATCCTCGTCTAAGCATGGCATCTCTATTATCACTATTAAGAAATGCATCACGTTCTGCTCGAAGTTCACTTAGCAACGCTGTTGATGCAGTTAATTTTTTTCTATCAATTTCACTAAATGATTCTGGTTCATATAATTTTTTGCGGGCTAATATATTTACTTCTTTTTGAGTTTCATCGAGTAATTTTGCTCGTTCAGGTTTTGCTTGTCTGAAAGCATCTTTTTCATCTTTTGTTGTAATTAAATCTGGAGCAATTTTATCTAATGAATCTAATATAAAATTACCTGCAGCTATTATACTATCTTCAACATTCTTTTTAATGTTTGCAGCTTTTTCATCTACAAGTTTCTTAAACTCTGGATCATTTTGGTATCTTTGGTATGTTTGAAATAATGAAACAGATCCACCAATAATTGCACCTGCTATTGCTCCCAATGGTCCTAGGACTAGTCCTCCAACTGTAGCAAATCCTGCAATATTAGTAGTTGCGCCAGCTGCTTCTCCTATTATCGGTGCAAAATCTATATCTTGCTTTTTCAGTTCTTCTTCTACATAATCACCAAAAGCTTTTGCAGATGTTGTAATTACTCCAGCCATTGCTCCAATTATAATTCCCTTAGGCCCAAACATAGCTCCTAAGCCACCACCAACAATTCCAGCTTCTGTTAACGCACCAGCAAGATCCGAACCAGTCAAAGCCTTTACACCACTTGCAATCTCATCTGCAAGCATTACAGCTATAGTACCGAAAATACCGCGTTTAAATATTCTTGCTAGAAATGCTAATGAAAAGAGTTTACCAGCACCACTTAACAACTTACCAAAACCCAGACCACCTAAGAAATTTCCAATATTTCCAAAACCAAATTCACCGTCAACCCCATCTTTTTTACCTTCTTGTGTAGCACTAGATATAGCTGCGGCTTGATTATTTTTCTTTTCCCTTGACGCTTCTAAATCATCAAGTCTTTTTCTTTTTTCAAAATCAAAAAAACCTAATATACCAACTTTCATTTCACTAATATTTTTATTAGTGTCTTCAGCTAGCTTTTGATTAGATTGTAACGTTTCGTTAATATCAGCTAATGTAGCCATTGCTATCCCCTTTGGGCTTGTTCATTCTTTTCTTTTAAGTCTTCTGTAAGTAACGTTAGATATACTTCCCTCTCCCAAGGTATCATTAAATCTATTTCTGTTAAAGAGTATTGAAAATTTTGCATTAGTTGATAGTTCACTCTGTAATAGTTTTCTAAAGAATCATGAGAGAGGTTTAAGAAAAAAAATCCTGAATACCTTCCAATACGTTATGATTTTCTTTACCGCACGATTCGCATGTAAACTTAACATCATATTTTAATGTTGGTGCATTTGAAATAAATTTATTAATTTCATTAAATTGACTAGTCGTTAATGAATTTATAAATTGATCTATTTCTTCATTTGATTCATCTTTTAACGAAATTAATTCATCTTCAGTCATTATACTATCAATTGACATTTTAATTGTTTCGTATACAATTTCAGTATTTGAATAATTATCTTCAGTAATAATTTTGTTGTTAATAATCTCAGTGTAAGAAGGCCATTTCATTTTAAGAGAAATGTCATTATTAATTTTTACAATATTAGATTCATTTAAATTTATTAGTTCTGCATTCTCTAAATTTACTACTACTTCGTTTGAATGCAAGCATGATTCGTCTGAACATTTTACTGCAATTGTGGTAGTTTCACCTACAGCTTTAGTTCTAATATTTGTAAAAACATAATCTACATCAAATGATGTAAGTTTCTTTTCATCAATATTAGTACAACATGCTTTTATTGTAGCTAATATTGAATTAAGAATTTGTTTTTTATCTTTTGTTTCAAATGCCATTAACAATACTTTTTGTTCTTTCACAAGAAATGGTCTAAATTGTATTACTTCTTGTGTTGACGGTATAGTTAATTCATACTGAGGTGATTCATTCAAACGCGGAAGCGCCATATTCTACTCCTATGATAAAAAATTAGTCAAGCTGCCTAATCCACCAGTTAGTCCACCAGTAGCTTGAATCCAGCCTTGTCCGCTTGACGTTGTTTCCCAATTTGTATATGATAACTGTACACTTATTTGTACAAGTCCATCCATATCGTTATTTAATTCAACGGCCTGAACTGTTGTAGGAAATGCATCTTTTAATCTTACTGAATAAACAGATCCACCGCCTAGTCCTATATTAATTTTAATCGGTCCAGCCGAAGTACCGATATTCTTAATTGGTTTGCGCAATTGATGTATCTTTACATCTTTTGCATAATCTTTCTTATAACCTGCAATATGTCCATTTTCGTTAAGTGTATATTTTCTCCACTCATCAAAATACTTTCGTGTGCCATAATCATTAAGTGCATAGAAAGTTAATGCTACATCGTCAACGGCATAACCATATGCAACCTTTTGAAACTCCATACCAATACGACGTTCATGTGTTAATATTTGTTTACCGGGCAATGTTGCTGATGAACATAATAAGTTAAGATCTCCACCGCCAGAACCAAGACCGATACCACTTGTAAGAAGTGAAGTAAGTGAACCAAGAAATCCACCACTACCAGAAAAGTTTGTAGGTAACTCAACTAAAAATTGGTTGGTTCGAGCAAAACCGAGTTTAGATGATGCAAGAGATTTAATTTGGTCTATGCTACTCATATTGCTTTCCTTGATTGTGTATATACATTTGATGCAGATGACTTTTCGAAATCAGCTGTTGGTAAGAATGTTGCTATTTCCCATTCAGGAGCCGATACTCTTGCAAGTCTAGATTTTACGTGTGCAGTCAAATAATGCTTATAGCATGGTTTGAAGTATTTCATCTTGCTTGATGCTTGTAATAATTTATAAGATACTTGAAATCTAGTAGACTCATCGTATTTATTATTATTTGTAATATCAAGTAGCGCATCAAGCAGTTTAGCCCTTAATACATTTGGCAAATAGTGTAGATTCAAACCATAGAATCCTTTTTCTGCCGGTCCCACAATAATTGCTAAAGGAAATCTATCGTAGTAAGGCAGAGTTTCCTTGTGTTTTGGATCATAGAAAAACATATTCATAGATCCAATTAAAGGATTTTGTCTATTCACAAGTTTCACTTGTTCATCTTGCAACAAATCATTGCGATTTACTCTTCGCATCTGTTGTGCTTTTTTCCGAAACCAGTCTTGTGCCTCTTTTGTACGAGGATTAACACCAGCACGAAACGCTTCATATTCTAATTTTGCAAATAAGTTACTCATGCAACTATTTATATCTTTTTCTTAGGCTTTTTTCGATATGGCTTTAATGGTTTTAATGGCTTTAATTTACCCTTTTGGTCTTTCATAATACCCATTGACTTTAAAGTGTTCTCTGTCCATATTTGAAACTCCCATCCTCTATCTTTGGCAAAGGAATTAGCCGCTTCCCACTTATTCATATTCTTTACATATGTCATTGCTTCGCCAATATATCTTTTACTCTTATTGGCATTTTTAGGAGGTTCTGTTTCTTTGGCAGGTTTTATTTCAACAAGTATTGTTTGACCGTTGTTAAATGTAATCTTAAGATCTACAAAATATCTATGGTATCTTTTATCAATATCCCAAAAATAAGGTACGACTGTTTCTTCTGATGACCAATGTTTTATATCGTCATTACGATCACACCACAAGAAACAAAGCTTTTCCCAATGAGAACGATATGTTACTTTATCAGGATCACCTCTGTATTTCTTTAGATTCTTTGGTATGTACTTTCCAGAATATGCCATTTTTTGATATAAATAGTGTTGTAATTTACTAATTGTATTTATAGGAAGTAAAATGGCACGAGAAGATGGACCAGGTAGCAGTGATTTTGGCACAACCGCCGCTTACAAGAAACAACATAATACTGAAAAAAATGTGCAAAGTCTTGGTAGTGTAAAAAATGAAAATGCTACTAGGTCAGCTGAAACCATTCAAAAAGAAAATTTTAGCCCAGCACCTACAGTATACAAATATCCTTTAGATGGTGCAGCAGATTTTCCGGCAATGATGCAATTTAAGGTTCGAACTGTTGATGCATATACAGTTGATACCGCTGAATACGCGCAATATTATGATGCTCCTTTAATAACAAAAGGGTGGAATGCCCTTACAAAAAGTGAGGCTGTTCAAGATCAAGAAACAGTTGAAGAAGGCGATTTTGCGACTACTACCAATAATGATGGTGACTTTGATGATGCGGAAGCAGAAGATACCCCTACCGGTTCGGTAAATCAATTTGAATTAAATAGACCACCTGCAAAGCGCGGTTCGGTAAATCAATTCGAACTGAATAGAGTTGCTAGCGCAAAGGCTGAAGAAGCAAGTAAACAGGATCGTAATCCTCGTAGAGATGGTGCAACAGGATTAAAAACGATGGATCCTGTAAATCCAGTAGTGATTAGAATTTATATGCCACAGTCTCTTGTTGTAAATGATGATATATCATACAATCAAGAAAATCTAGGTACGCGAGGATTAGTTGCATCTGCTGCAATGAATAACGGATCAGGAATACTTGGAGCTATAGGAAATGCAGTTGCTGAAGGATTAGAAAGTGTTTTTAATTTAGCAACTGGTCAAATTACAAGAGATACTGCAAATGTTGCTGCAGCACGTATATCACAAAAAATACCTTCTGCAGGATTAAGAGCAGCAGCGTCGACTGCCCTGCAAACCGGCGTCAATCCTGGTACAAGGATGATATTTGACAGACCGAATATTCGTCAATTTACTTTTCAATTTAGATTTATAGCCACTTCTGCAGCAGAAGCTTCTCAAGTAGAAAGTATTATTAAATCATTTCGTACAGAAATGTATCCTGAAGCAATCAATATTGCTGAAGGTATACCTGCTGGATATAGATTTCCTAATTTGTTTGAGATATCTTTTAAGTTTTTAAATTCACAGGCAAAATTTCCAAAGATACAATTAGCATATCTTCGAAGTTGTCAAGTAAATTATAATGGAAGTCAAATGGTTTTTCATGCCGATGGTCAACCAACAGAAGTAGATATGACTTTGATATTCCAAGAGTATCGCGCTCTAGCAAAACAAGATATTGAAAGAGGTTATTAATGTTATACTTTCGCAATTTTCCTAGAACAGCATACTACTTTGGTAATAACAAAGACTTAGGTGGCGAAAAATTATCGTACGAAGTATTTCAGGATATTTCTCGCTATTCAGATATCATTGATCAAATTAAAGACAATGTAAGTTTTTATCGTACATACAATATTCAAGAAAATGATAGACCTGATCAGGTGTCGTTTAAACTCTATGGTAGCCCACAGTTTCACTGGACTTTTTATCTTCTTAACGATCACCTAAGATCAAGAGGATGGCCTCTTACACTTAATCAATTGGAGGATCAAGTGAAACAAGATTTTCCTCATAACGTTATACGCACTAAAACTCCTCTTACAGGAGTATTGCTTGTAGGGCAAACTGCATCCGGAGGAACATCAGGTACTAGAGGTGAAATTCTTAGAAGAAATCTAGATCTCGGTCAAATTGTTGTAAATTCATCAAACCCCTTTATTAAGGGTGAAATTGTAACAAACGTAACAGTCGACTTAGAAATACCTGGATCAATTACTGCTCACGCAGTAATGAACGAACATTTAGCAACGCATCATTACGAAGACGGTGATGGCAATTATGTTGATATTGATCCAAGTCAAGATGCTCCCGCGATCTACACAGAAGTAACACACTTCGATAGATATGTAAGAAAAAACAATGAGTTAAAAAGTATCAAAGTTATTAAACCTGATCTTATCAATGAAGTATCTTCTGCTTTTTTCCAATCAATTAGAAGCTAGTTATGGCACAAACAAAAGGAAAACAAGGTTACGTACTCGAGTCTGTAATTATTAATTCGTCTCGTATGCTGGAGCCTGTTGATATTGCTGGAGTGGTTTCTGATATGGAAATCTTCGAGCACATAGATTTACCATATATTACAGGCCAAATTGCTTTTATTGATACGTTAAGACTTTATGATAGAATTGATATTCAGGGTGCTGAATTTTGCACAGTAACATTTCGAAATTCTGAAGCCGAAGGAGCCTTTGTAGAACATAGATTTGTTATTGATAAAATTATAACAAATAAAAAAGCAAATGAGCAAACAGACTTAGTAATGCTTCATTTAGTTGAAGATATACTTTTTCTTTCTAATTTAAAAAATGTGAATAAATGCTATCAAGGTAGTCCGGATGAAATCATTACAAAGATTGCACAAGAATGGTTAGACTATGAAGTAGAAGAAATTTATTCTGATGTATTTCAAAAGAAGATGAAGGTTATTGTACCTAACCTTACTCCAGTAGATGCCATGACATGGATAAAAAATAGAGGTACAACGACTGAAGGGTTTCCTACATATCTTTTTTCTTCATTCACACAAAATAAATTAGTATATGCAGATCTTAAAACTATGATTGAAGCTGAGCCAATTAATAAAACATCTCCTTTCATACATGGACCTACGGATCATGACTTAGAAAAGTCATCATTTAGACTTGTTCCAATAAAAGAATACTCTATAGAAAATGCAGAAGACATGTATGGTTTAATAGCTGATGGGTTAATATCAGCAGAGCATCATTTTATTGACACTCATAATTTCACAGATTATGCATGCAATCATAATATTATCGATGATGTTATAGAAAATATGATAGAGAGTAAAATAAGAAATCAAGAACCGGTGATGGCTTCGAATTTTACATTTAATGACGTTGAACTGCAAAATCAAAAGTCGAGAACAATTACACAAATATCAAGCGCCGGCGCATACGATGATGGTACAAATAGATATGTATCTTATGATGAAGATGAAAATACAGGTCATAAGAAGAAGGTAGCATCAAGGAGTCTTAAAAAACTTTTACGTAAATCTCCGATAACTATACGTTTAGATGGTATGGGGTTTATTAATTCGGAAGGTCATTACACAACAGGTAACGTAATAAGAATTTTATTTAGTGCTAATAGACCAATGGATCTTGGAGACTTAAAACTTGATCTAAAAAAATCGGGGGATTATTTGATATACGGGGCAAAGCATTCATTTGCAGGTAATAGATATCAAATACATCTAAATTGTGTAAAGCTAACTAACTACACGGATGATAATCCATTGAAGGTAATAGGATGATACCTAAAACATATAAAGAATATTACGGAGATGAAACTCGTTGGTTCGTAGGAGTCATTAAAGATATTAATGATCCTGTAGAATTAGGTAGAGTGAAAGTAAGAATCTTTGGTATTCATACAGAAAATGTGAGTGATATTTCTGACGGTGATTTACCATGGGCTCAAGTGGCTGTACCTATCACTGAAGGCGGTAGTTCTGGTATTGGTACAAATGTCGGGCTAAAGCCGCAAGCACAAGTATACGGTATTTTTTTAGATGGTAAAAATTCTCAGCTACCTCTTGTACTTGGTTCAATACCTAAATTTGAAAGAAATTTAAATTTAAATTTAGATCCTTCTAGTACTGTACCTGATCAAGTGCAAAGAAATCCAAAGGTTATACCCGGTGGTATTAATGCAGATAATGAATATCTTGTAGGAGCTACAAACGCAGAAAAAGCATTTAATTTCTTTTTAACTCCTGAAGGTGGAGGATTTACACCAGCTCAAGCTTGTGGTATTCTAGGTAATTTTTGGATTGAATCAGCAGCAAATATTACAGGTGATCTTAACACAAAGGCGGCGTCTGCTCCACCTGAGAGATCATTTGGTATTGCACAATGGAATTCAAGTTCAAATGCAGGATATCGATATCAAAACCTTGTAGAATTTTCTGGAAAAAAAAATTTACCGTGGGACACATTATATCCGCAATTGCTTTTTACTGTTCATGAACTATATGAATCAAAAAAATATTATCGTTTAAATGATTTAAAAAGAGCAACTACACCTGAGGAGGCATGTATTATATTTGAAGATAGATTTGAAAATCCCAAAGAAAAAGGGCAAGTTGCTAGACAAAAAGTAGCAAGAGATTTTTTTAGGACATTGGCGTCATGACAGAAGAACTAATTAAAGCGGCAAGAACCGCAATGCGCAATCAGATGGCTCAGGCACAAGGCGCTAGTGAGCTTGAAAAAGAAGGTCTTGCACTTGCTGAAAAAATGATGGAACAAGCGCTTAAAAAAGATGCATCTATATCTGAAGATATGGGTAAAGAAGTATTAGGATTTATATCAAAAGCTGCTAGTGTAAAGAAAAGAGGTGCAAATCCTAAACCTGATCCTACGCCAGCTCTATCAGGACCGAGTGCTGGTAAAGGTAATACTCAAACAGCTGCACAAAAAGCTGCACTTGATGTTCTTACCGGTAAAACGTCAACATCCTCAACTGTAGTAAAAAAAGTACTTGCTCCTGGAAATATAGAAGGTATAAGACAGGCTAATAAAGATGGATTTCAACTAACAGAAAAAGAAATTAATCAAAAATTTGACGATGCAGCAAAGCAATTAGAAATTAATGCAAATGATCCTGCAGTAAAAGAAAAATTTAGACAGCTAGGAATCGATTCTGCTACGTTTACAGGTCTCACCGGTAATCTTCAATCTGGTCTTTCAGGCTTGGCAGCAAATAATATTGGAGCACAAGTAGTAACTGCGCAAAAGAAAATGGCATCAAATCAAATGGACCAGCTTTCTAATCCATTTGGTTCTTTTAAATCAAAAATAGATGTACCTTCATTAAATGTAAAAGCCGGTGATCCTTTAGCACCGGGTTCAGATCTTATTAGTAAGATGCAAAGTAAAACTGGATTTTCACCAGAATCTCTTGCGGCTAAAAACCCATTTGGATCTATGGGTGTAGACTTTGGAAATATTCAAGGTTCAATTGCATCTTTAGCCAAGGGTGGACCTGTTAATAAAGATCTTGGTTTAAATCTACCTTCTATTAATAGCGATGCGAGCATCGCCGCTTCTGGATTATCTCCTGACAAAATACCAGATATTATTAATAAAGGAGGGTTTACTAATCTTGCAGAGACTGTTAAAAAATCAGAAACACTTCCAGACAATATTCAGCCTTCAACACCTGTAGAAGAAATTGGAGTGCCAAGTAATAGACCTGTAGAAGAAGCTGTTTATACAACAGCTCACACATCAGAAGAAATTGAGCTAGAACTTGGTGCAACGAAAAGAGATATAGGTATTTTTATTGCAAGGTGGAATGCGACTACCTCTGATAATAGAGTAGAAAGTGCAAAAAAATATAATGAAGCATCACTTGAGAAAAATGGTAAATCAGCAAATACTCATTATCTTATTTTAAGAGACGGATCAGTTCACAGAATATTAAATACCGAAGCATCGCCAGAAATACCACCTATGGCAGGAGCAAACACTGCTACAGCAAAGTTTATAGAAAGTATGAATAAAGTATACCAAGGGGCTATTGTTATTTGTTTTGATGCTGGTTATACGTGCACTACAGCAGAAAAGAATGTTAAGTTTTTAAGCAATCAAAGTATTACTTCTGAACAAATGGATTCTTATAGAATGATTGCCGAAGCTGCAGTAAGGTCTCATCCGGGCGCTGGACATATTGCTATGGAATTATTAGCAGATATAATTTCAAAAGAACTGGGTTTTACATACGGTGGTGGTACTAGTAAATTAGGACCAGGATTTAATGCAGACAAGTATAGAGAAAATTTAATGGCTGGTGCTGATACAAATGAATATGTGCAAGAGAGAAAATAAATGACAGAAGTAGATAATTTAGAAGACATTCCTGCGGATAAGAGCCCTGTAGACGGATTTGAAGATTTCCAAGGTGCATTTCCTTTAAGGCAATATGCAGGAAAACAATCTACAAATCTTGAAGCGCGTGGTATTGAAGAAAATAAAATACCATATGGCGGTGGTGATAAAGGAATAAACTTAGAATTACTCGATCAAACTTCTTCCGAATATCCTTTTAATCAAGTGCGAAGAACAATAGCTGGTCATGTTACTGAATTTGACGATACACCTGGTCGTGAAAAAATTCTCATTAAACATAAGAGTGGCACAGGCCTTGAGTTTCAACCTGACGGTACAATTCTTTTATATAGTTCTAAGAATACAGTACGTGTTACAGCAGGTGATGAGAAAGTTATTATCGAAGGTGATGGTGATGTAACATACCATGGTAATCTTAAGTTAAGAGTTGATGGTAATTTTGATCTTGATGTCGGCGGTGATTTTAATGTTACTACGCACGGCGATAAATTGGAAGATATAAAAGGCGGCATTCGACAGGACGTTAATGGTAATATACAATCTTTAATCAACGGCAATGTCACTACACAAATTACAAGGAATGAAACGCGGGTCGTGCACGGTGATCAAGACTACTTCATTAAAGGTAATAAGTCGAATCTTGTACAAGGTGTATTAGAGAATTTGTCAAAAGACGTTATGCGTATGACGTCTGAATCTCAAGCAGTTATGTCTTCTCCTGATATTAATATTGGTGCTACTAGTTTATCTGTATTCGGCGCTGCTGGTACTATTGGTGGTGATCAAATTGTTTATTACGGAACCACTGCGCATATTGATAGAGTTAATTCTACGTCTATGCATGCTCCAACATTTCATGGTGATCTTACTGGTAGAGCAGATGAAGCAATTGCATCTGACACTGCAATATATGCATCATACGGTGGTGGACCTGGTGGTCCGGCTGGCTGGACAAATACTAATACAACAGCAACAAATGTAACTACAACAGAATTTACAACAGAATTATCTGAAGATTATCTTGCTAAACATGAACACGCTGTACGTGAAGTGTTGATTGATCCAGGTGCTTTACTTTATAATCAAATCAATCGTGATGCAGATTACGGTGGTGTTTCAGATAGAACACTTACGACTGCAGAAGTTAGATCAAAATTAAGAGATCCATTAAATCAACAAAACGAAACGTTTATTGGAGCTATACTATCTGAAGGTCTTATGCATCATTCATTTTCAAATGCTGCACCAAATGATATTGATCGTATTGAAGGAAGAGAAGCTACTGTTCGTAGAGCGCAATCTAAAAAAGTCTTAGGCAAAAATCCAGGTGGTGAAACAAAAAGATTCAAAGGATCAGTAAGAGATGGATTACGTAAAGTATCAATTAGTGCTGTTTACAAACCTGATAACAAAGTTATTACATCACGCACGGAATTAGCGCAAGGTGTTGTTATAGGTAGATTTTTAGGTGGCTATGGCGATGCAGTTACGTTTGATCATGTAATTGATAATACAAAAAAGGTAACGATTGCTAGGAATTTATTATTAAATGCAAATGCAAACAGATCGATTATGGTAAATAGTGATGTATACAGCGAACACCGTCTTGTAGTTGCCGAAGGAATATACCGCAAATATGCAAATGAAGGTATGACATCGCTTGGTGTCAATGATCTTAAATCAAAAGGTAGATGTGTTGTCTATGAATTACACGACAGAACAGGCAATATTGATCTTAATAAAACATTTGATCTTGCTTCATGGTGGAAAGATTCATTGCAATTTGAAAAGCTTATTTTAAGTTACGATACATTTAATCCGCAAGGTGGCGCGCTAACAGCACAGATTATTCTTATTATGCCTGAACTAAAACCAGATTATACAGCTACATTCAATAATTTGATTGAAACTAGATATAATAACTTTGTACAAAGTACAAATGAGATTGTCGAATGTCTATAAAAGGATATAAATAGTAACACTATGGCAGTAAACAAAGCATTTTCTATTGAAGACGGTAATCTTGCTAACAAATCAATTGTTGTTGCAAGGGAACAGACCTATTCAGATATTGATTTAACATTTACACCAAAACCATCCGGAGATCTTTTTAAGAAGCTCGAGTCTGCTGATGTTAAACAGTCTGTAAAAAATCTTTTGCTTACTAATAATACTGAAAAGCCGTTTAATATGAAATTTGGTGCCAACTTAAATGCTTTTCTTTTCGAATTAGATACTGAAACAGACTTTGATATATTAGCAGAAAAAATAATTGAGTGTGTAGATCTATATGAGCCTAGAGCTCAAGTACTACAAGTTAATGGCAATGTATATCCAGCAAGAAACGAAGTAGTAGTTACAGTAGAATTTCAAGTATTAAGTACATCTGAATTAGTTGTACTTGATCTAACGTTGACAAGGTTAAGATAAATGGCAACAAGTACAGTAAAATCATCCGATCTAGATTTTAATAATATTAAGCAAAGTCTTAAAAGTCATCTGAAAAGTAAATCAGAATTTTCGAGTTATGATTTTGAAGCTTCAGGTCTTTCGAATGTGCTTGATGTCCTCGCATATAATACACATCTTAATGGTCTCACTGCTAACTTTGCAATGAATGAATCTTTTCTTACGACTGCACAATTAAGAAGTTCTGTAGTATCACACGCACAAATGCTTGGATATCAAACGAGATCTCGTACTGCCGCAAATGCACTTATTAATATTTCAATTAATTTATCAAGTGTATCTGGTCGACCTGCAAAATTAACTATTAATAGAGGAAAACAATTTACAAGTTCTATTGATGGTGTAACATATACGTTTAGAACTAGAGAAGCTATTATTGCTAGTGATGATGGCACAGGATTGTACATATTTAAAAATGCAGCCGGTAGTGAAAACATTTCTATAACTGAAGGAATTGAAAAAACTAAAACGTTTCTTGTTGGAGAAAAAGTAGAAAGACAGATCTATATTATACCTGATGAAACGATTGATACACTTACAGCAGATGTAAAAGTATTTGAGTCAGTAAGTTCATCAAGCTTTGTAACTTTTACTCCTCTAAGTCAGGCAATTAATGTTGATGCAACAACTACTCATTTTTCATTACATGAATCTCCAAATGGATTTTATGAATTAAACTTCGGTGATGGCATTTCATTCGGCAAATCACCTGAACCCGGCGAAAAGGTAGAAGTAAAATATCTTTCATGTAAGGGACCATTAGCAAATAACGGTACTCTCTTTACACCTACAAGTGGAATTACAATTGGTGGTATTGAATATTCTTTAAGTGTTGTAACAAACACTGAATCAAGTGGCGGTGCTGAAAAACAATCTATAGAATCTATTAGACAGCTTGCACCAATCGCTTATGCAGGTCAGCAAAGGCTTGTCACTTCTCTTGATTACAAAGCAATGATTGAATCAAACTTTCCTCAGGTTTCTTCAGCATCCGTATGGAGCGGTGACGAAAATGTGCCTATTGATTATGGTAAAGTTTTCATATCAATTAACTTTACTAGTGGCACTTCTAGTTCAGTACAACGGGCAGTAAAAGATGCTATTGTATCTAACTATACTACAAATCTTGCGGTTATGTCAATTAAACCAGAATTTGTAGATCCTGTCTATGTCTTCCTTGAATTAAACGATGATGTACAATTTGATCCAGGTCTCACGGGAACTACGCTTGGCGCCATGGAAACTCAAATTATGGGCTTTATAAAAACCTACTTTAATAGTTTTCTTAGAGATTTTGGTCAAGTGTTTCGAAAATCAAATCTTACAACAGAAATTGATGCTCTAGATAAATCTATTTTATCTAACGATATTAATATCAAAGTGCAAATGAGACAAAATGTTGTTGTTAATGCTTCTAATAATTTTGTGTTAAATTTTCCTGTACCTATTGCATCGCCTGATGATGTTTTTCATAGAGTTCAATCGGATACTATTGAATTTAATGGATTGCCGGCCCAAATTAAAAATAAATTATCTTCAAATGTTTTACAAATTTTTGACTTACAAGGAAATGTTCTACTTGATAACCTAGGTTCTTATAACCCAGCAAACGGTAAAGTAACATTTATTGGATTCGAGCCAAGTCAAATTGTTAGCGGCAAATCATTTTTAAAAGTAAACATAACACCTCAAAGTGATGCAAAGATTGAACCACTTAGAAATTATATCCTCGCGCTTGATACTGATCGATCTTCGGTAACTGCAAGGATTGACAGACAGACACCAAATCTACAAGTTAGTATCTAATGGCATCCTTCGAAACGCAAAAAGATTATTTTAGGTTCGATCCAAACTTTAGAAAAAGCTTGGTTCAAGAGTCATTGCCTGAATATTTTCAGCAGTCATATCCGAGTCTAGTACAGTTTCTAGAAGGTTATTACGAATTTTTAGATTCAGATGATAACTTTGGCGGTGCTGTTGCTGAATTAAATACAATAAGAGATTTGCAAGATGCTACATTAAAAAGACTTGACTTTGTATTTGATGAACTTGCATTAGGAATATCACACACTCAATTTACATTTCCAAGAGAAGCGCTTAGAAACTTTGGTAATTTCTTTAGAGTAAAAGGTTCTCTTTATTCTGCAGACGGTTTCTTTAGAGCTTTCTTTCAAGAAAATGTAGAAGTAGTATATCCAAAGGAATCTATATTAAAAGTTGGAGTTGATCCAATCGGGCCTGAGCAAGCATTTGTTCTTACTGATGGCAGATTATACCAAATTCTGTCAATAATGATTAAGTCGCCTATATCACTTAATACGTGGGAACAACTTTATCGCAGATTTGTACATCCTACTGGATTTTTCTTAGGTGCGCAAACTGTACTTGAAGGCGAAGGTCAAGTTGTTATTTCAACGGCGTCGTCAAACCCTGATTTAGATCCAGGGTTAAAGATAATAGCATCAGCAGCACTTACATATTTACCTGAGACTGATGCAACGATACTTATTGCAGATGATGGTGGTGATTCTGACGGTTGTCCACAAAGAATGAATCCATTACGTACTATCGATTTCTACGGTGGCGCGACAAATAGCATGCAGTACTTTACAACTTGGTATAGTAATCTAGATGAATGGGGCGGGTTCCCTAAAGCTGGTATTACTATGGATACATCTGTAATGAGTTTTGATAATCAATATGAAACAATGGATCTAAGACAATATGAAGTCGTATGCGCAGCATACGCAGAACCTGGTTATGTAGAAAACCTTAACAGTTCAGTAATTGGCAACTATGTTACTCCAGGGCTATAGAAACTATATAAATAACAATAATTCAATTTGTAGGATTTAATATGGGTAAGCAAACTATTAATGTCGGAAGTACTGGTAATGACGGTACCGGTGACGATTTACGCACTGCTGGCAATAAGATAAACGATAATTTCGATGAACTTTACACTGATGTAAGAACTCTGCAAGTTACTTCTGGTGCTGCTGCTAATTTAGGTGTTACCTTTGATAGTAATGAAGTTATATTTGAAGGTACAGCAGATTCTTTTGAAACTACACTAAGCGTTATTAATCCTACTAAAGATAATACGATCAACCTACCCGATTCAAGTGGAACTCTAGTTCTAGATACAAATATTAGTGCAGTTGTAAATGCAGCTACAATTAATATTATTAATACTACAGTTGATTCAGATTATATTGCATTAAGAACTGGTGTTGCACAGGATTCAGGTGCCACACTACTTATTGTTCAAGCTAATTCAATTGATTCGGCTGAAGCCATTGTTCTTATTGATTCTGCATATGTTCAGGCTAGACAACTTGCCGGTACTGATTCTGCACTCTTTACAAAATTAACAGCCATTGCTGGTCACGTTGTACCTTCAATTGATAGCGCGTATGATCTAGGCGATTCTGCTCGTAAATGGAAAGACTTATATTTAAGTGGCTCAACTATTCACTTAGGTGATACTACAATTAAAAATGATGGAAGTAATATTACATTTGGTCGACCAATTGAAGCAAATATTAAGGTCGAAAATTCTATGGACCTTAAAGGTAACTCAATTGTAGATTCTAGTAGTGTAAATCTAAGATCGCCTAAGTTTAATTTTGGCACAATTGATGGTCTTGGTTATGTACACTTTAGCCAAAACGCACCACAAATTAGAATCGGAGATTCGAATACTCCTGCGGGTTATATACAGCTCGGTCATAATTCAACTAATAGTGGCTCTGTCGGTCAAGGTACAGTTCACTACAATAGCGCAACAAAAGATTTTAACTTTAAAGATAGCGATGGCTGGTTTGCACTACCTAGAGCAGCATTTACTGATTCGGATGTTCAAGCAACAGTTGATTCTGATTATGTAAGAGCCAAAGCAGTAGAAATTGATTTTAGAAATTATGAAGTAAATACTGTACCAAACAGTGTGCCACATGGCAATACAATTTTTGTTAATAACGGTAATTCCGGTGCACCTTGTCTTGCAGTCTACGACAGTGATGCGGGATATTACAGAAGAATTGCACTTGGAAATCAAATTAGTACTTAATAGGATATAGAAAATGCCAGCGATTGTAACAGACGCACTAAGAAGACAAATTGCACAGGACTTCTTTGATCAATTTACTAATGATACAAGAAAGTATTATATTGGTATAGGACGATCAGAGCAGTGGGATTCTTCAGATACGGTCCCAACACCTACTAACACTCCAACTACTACTGAGGCATTTAGAAATAGCTTACAGTCTGTAAAGAAAGTTGAAGCTACATCACTCGTTGTTCCACGTAATACATGGTCATCTGGTAGAATTTACTCACAGTATGATGATCAGCAAGGAGGATATCCTACACTGCCGTATTATATAATGAATGAATCACGTCAAGTCTATGTCTGTTTAGAAACTGGACGTGATGCTACTGGCGCAGCAAGTCCTTCTATTGAGCAACCTACTCATGCTAATCTTGATTCTCGTAGAGAAGCTGATGGTTACGTATGGAAATTCCTATTTACAATTAGTGCTGAAAGAGCAAATAATTTCTTATCAGCAAATTTTATGCCTACACTTTTACAAGACACAACTGATTCTAATTCAACTGGTATTCAGCTTAAACAAGCCGCCGTACAAAATGCGGCAACACCCGGTGAAATATTAAGTATTATTGTAACAGACGGTGGAGCAGGTTATACGAGTGTTCCAACTGCAACAATTACAGATCCTAATGGAAACAATGCTAGTTTTAATATTACTATTGATTCAGCAACGGGACAAGTTGTTCGTATTCGTATGGATGATAGTACAAACGGTGATGTTGCAGGGCATGGCTCGGGTTATACGAATCCCACGATTTCAATTACTGGTGGAGGTGCAACACTTAATGCTACAGCACGAGCAGTACTCGGACCTGATTCTGGTATTGGCCGTGATCCACGCGAAGATCTTAAATCAGCATCGGTCATGTTCCATGCAGAACTAAAGGGAACTGATAGTGACTTTATTGTAAATCAAGATTTTAGACAAGTCGGTTTAATAAGAGATATACAAAGTAATTCAGGTTCAATCTTTACAGAAACAACGGGTAATGCGCTTAAGTCTATGAAACTTGGCGCGATTATTACACAATTTACTGCAGATAAAATTATTCGTGGTGCAACTACTTTAGCAGAAGCATATATAGATGAAGTAGATTCAGATATTCTATATTATCACCAAACGAATGCCACTGGTTTTGTAGCTTTTCAACCAGGAGAATTAATTGAAGAAACAAATGGAGCCGGTGAAGGAACAGTAGATTCAGCAGCTATATTACCAGAAGTATTACCTTCAACTGGTGAAGTATTGTTTATTGATAACAGATCTCCGGTTGATAGAAGCATTGCACAAAATGAAGACGTTAAAGTTATTATTCAATTTTAAGGATTAGAATATGTCAAGTAAACTCAATTCACGGGTTCTAAGTAACACATATAAAGATGATTTTGCCGACAGCGATGGTTACTATCGAATCTTGTTTAATAGCGGCAGACCTTTGCAAGCTCGTGAACTTACACAGATGCAAACAATACTGCAACAGCAGATTACCAAATTTGGTAATAATGTCTTCAAAGAAGGAGGCGTTGTAAAACCTGGTGAATCAGTCTTAAATAACTCATATGAATTTGCAAAGCTTATTACTACACAGTACGCGCTTCCTAATGGCTTCGGTTCACTTGTCGGTACAGTATTTACCGGAAACATTTCAGGTGTTACAGCAAGAATTATTGAGGTTATTGATGCCGAGGATGGTGACCCTGCAGCAATTTATATTGCTTATACAAATGCTCCTACCGCTCTTGCCGGTGCTATAACTGTAAGATTTACGCCAGGAGAAACGATTACAAATGGTGCAACAACACTTAGAGTGCAAGAAACAAATACAGATGATAATCCTGCAGTCGGCAGAGGTGTAAGATATTCAATTGATGCCGGTGTTTATTTTGCAAAAGGGTTTTTTGTATTTACTGAAAAACAAAGTCATATTGTTTCTAAATTTAGTGATACCGTTACCAAGACAGTTGGTTATAAAATTGATGAGACAATTGCCACTGTTGACGATGACACTGCTCTTTATGATAATCAAGGCGCTGTGCCGAACGTTTCATCTCCAGGAGCTGATCGACTTAAAATTACGCTTACATTAACAACACAAGATAAAATTATATCTAATGAAAATTTTATCCCACTTGCTAATATTACTGAAGGTGTTATTTCAAAAGTAATTGATGCTGATAATTCTTATAATGTAGTTAATGATTTTATTGCAACTAGAATTAAAGAAAATTCTGGCGATTATCTCGTAAAACCTTTTAAATTGACATTTGAAGAAGATTCTGATAAAGATAATTTAATTCTTAATCTTAGTCCGGGCATTGCAGTTATTGGCGGATATAGAACAAAGCTTTATGTGCCTTATACTGATAGAATTACAAAGCCATTTTCTACTGCTGAAATAGAAAATGAGGTAACACCCGTTGGATTTGGTAACTATGTTTTAGTTGATGCAGGCACTGCCTCTAACACTAAAGGTCTACCAAACATTAATACATTTGCTAAATTAAATATTAGATCTGCAGCAGCTCACGGTGGTATTTCAATAGGTACATGTAGAGTAAGATCTGTGTCTGAAGATGCTGGAAATCTTTATAGATTTTATCTTTTCGATATTCAAATGAATGCAACCAAAAACTTTAGAGATGCAATGAGTGTTGGTACAGGTGTCAGTGATTATTTTAACCTATACAGACCTGGCGGTAAAACAGAATTAAGAGACGTTAGAAAAAACAATCTTCTATTTACATTACCACAAACTAGGCCAAAGGCTTTAGATGATATTGCTTTACAAACACAAAGAAGATTTCAAGTAACAACAAGTGGTACTGGAACTGCAACTATTTCATTAACTGCAACTGGTGAAACATTTGCAAATGAGAATGATTGGGTTGTTGCAAAAGCTGGTACAAATATTATTACAACAGGTTTGACATTTAGTTCATCTCCTGCCGGTCAAGTTGCTGCTAACTTTACAGGATTACCTACAAGCTCTACTGTTGAAATTTTAGCATATGTAAATAAATCTATTGGTGTCGTTAGAAGTAAAACTCTAACTGAAACAACTTTGACTAAAGGCCCCGCTTCAGCTGATGGATCTGTAGGTTTAGAAAAACCGGATATTTTTAAAGTTCTAAGAATAAGAGAAGATGATTCTGATGGCATCGACCTAAAAAATAGATATGAAATAGACAATGGACAAAGAGATAATTTTTATGCTCACGGTAAATTAAAATTAAAGCCAGGCATGTCAGCACCAAATACTGTATTTGTAAGATACCAATATTTTAATCACGGTGCTAATGGAGATTTCTTTGCTATTAACTCTTACACTGGACAAATAGATTATGCTGATATTCCTTCATTTAGAAAAACTACTGGCGAAAGAGTAAGTCTAAGAAATGTTATAGATTTTAGATCGGTAAAAGACTCAGATGAAGATTTTATTACAACTAGTGATGGCGCTAGAATCCACGAATTACCTCAAGTAAATGACACGGTTGTGGCAGATGTTGATTATTATTTACCACAACGTGGAATACTCACTCTTAACGGTGAAGGCGATGTGCAATTAAGATTAGGATTGCCGGCATTTCAACCGCAACCACCATATGTACCAGTTGGCCAGATGCCACTATATAATATAGAACTTAATGCGAATACATTAAATGATTCTGATTTGTCTATGTCTAAAATTGATCATCGTAGATATACAATGAAGGATATTGGCAAGATTGAACAAAGGGTTGATAAGATTGAAGAACTGACTGCTTTAAATTTACTTGAAATTGATACAAAAAACTTTGCAGTTCTTGATTCTAATGGTTTAGACAGAACAAAGTCTGGATTCTTTGTTGATAATTTTTCAACTCAATTATTTAGTGATTTAGATGTAGAAGACTATAGAGCGTCAATTGATCCTAAACTAGGATTTTTAGCTCCACAGTTTAATGAAGATAATATTAAGTTAGTTTATGATTCAGATGCATCACTTAATGTTGTGAAAAAGGGTGACAATATCTATCTTAGACATTCTGAAGTTTCTTACGCAAAACAAACTCAGGCAACTAAGCATATCAGAATTAATCCATTTGAAGCAGTTGTTTATCATGGAGATATTGAATTATCTCCGTCATCTGATGAATGGAGAGAAGTTAATATTAGAGCCAAAAAGATCATTGATGGCGGTTCAAAGCTTGATACTAAACAGGCATATCTTTGGAACAACTGGGAATGGAACTGGGGTGGCACATCAATTAATGATTTACAAGTAGGTGCAACAACAAATAAAAAAGATGAATCTACCTCATCAAAGATTATTGCTAATGTAAATAAGGTTGTTTCAGAAGAAACATTATTAGAAGTAATTGATGAAAAGGTGATTGATATTGCTCTTATTCCATTCATGAGATCAAAGAAAGTATACTTTAAAGCGCAAGGCCTAAGACCTAGTTCTAAGGTCTGGATATATTTTGCTAATACAAGAGTTGATAATTGGGTGAGAGAAGAAACATTCACTAGAGTCTCAGATGATCCAACTGATTATGGTAATAAACATAATAATGCAACTTCGCACCCAGAAGGTATAACAGAAATTCTTACTGATGCCAATGGTGCAGTTGAAGGCTCGTTCTTTATTCCAAATAGCTCTGCTCAAAGATTTAGAACTGGAGCACAACAGTTTAAAATATTAGATATTAGTGCTGATGATGAAAAATCTTCGGGTACAATTGCGAGAGCACTGTATACTTCTAGTGGCTATCTAGATACAATTGATCAAACAATTAAATCGACAAGAGTTCTAAATGTAGAACACATTCGAACCACAACCAAGAAATATTCCGGCGGTGGCGGCGGCGGTGGCGGAGGTAATGATACCTCCGGTCCAGGCTATACTTCATATGATGGTGGCAATACTTGGACGCATAATGCACCAACAGATGGTTATAATCATGGATTCCATGATACTGGCACTAGTAGCAGCGCCGGCGCATCAAATTGCTTTATTACTACAGCTGTTGTGGAAAGAAGAGGCGAAGCTGATGATGGCCCAACCTTGACTAAATTGCGTAAATTTAGAGACGAATATATGGCAAACAAAAAAGTAGAAGTACAAGAATACTATGTCATTGCACCGATTCTCGTAGAAGCGATAACTGATGATAATGAATGGCAATGGATTGATGATCAAATTCAAAAGGCTGTCATTTATATAGACGAAAAAAATTATGAAAATGCTTATACCACATATAAAGATATGGTATCTATTTTGAAAAATAAATATATTGACAATACAGCGGAGCAAAGATAATGGCAACTTCCCTAGGCTATCGAATTAATAGAAACCCTATAGCACAATCCTTTAATGTTGAGGAAGCGTGCGGGATTTATGTTACAAAAATCGATCTTTACTTTAAATCTAGAAATACATCTAGTCCCGTTTGTTTACAATTAAGGCCTATGATAAATGGAATTCCATCTAATTCTGAGATAATTCCTCAAGGTGTTGTATATGTGAATGGATCAAATATTAATCTTTCCGATGATGCAACTGCCGTAACATCTTTTGTATTTGAAGAGCCAGTATTTTTACAGGGTTTAAATGATTACGCATTTGTTGTAATGTCAAACTCTCCGGATTGTCAAATTTGGATTGCCCAAATTGATGAATTTCTAACTGGAACAACTGCTGGAAGAGTGGCAAAGAATCCTGCGGTCGGCAATATTTTCTACTCTGCAAATGGTGGCTCATTTACTGCAGCACAAGATCAAGATTTAACTTTCGAAATTCATAGAGCAGCATTTAACACGGGAGATCTCGGTAAAGTTGCTCTTAAAAATACATCAGTTCCACAGAAACTTTTAAATGCTGATCCTATACAAACGTTTGCTGGAAGTTCAACTGTAAGAATTGCTGACGTTGGTCATGGATTCGTCATAAATGATGATGTAACAATTAGAGGTATGGATTCAGCTGCACTTATTGGTGGTATGCGTACTACCAGTATTATGGGTGCATCAAAAAACATTACTGCTGTAGATTGGACTGGATATGAAATTACTGCCGATTCTGCTGCTGATAGTGCCGGTATAGGTGGTGGATTTAATGTTTTAGCAACTAAAAATATCCCTTGGTCAACTTACTATAATAATATTCAGCTATTAGTACCAGATAAAACATCTACATTTGCTGCTATTAAAGCAACATCTAGCAAATCCTTTGCAGGTACTGAAACAGCGTATCAAAAAGATGTAGATTTTAAAATGTCTAAGGTTCAACGAAGTGTATATACAACCAAGGCTAACGTTGTTGCTAACAATGAATTGGAAGTTGCCAATCTTGGTGCTGGTGTAAAATCGCTAGAACAAGAAGTTGTCTTCACTACTAGTGATTCTTATGTGGCACCTATGCTAGATATGCAAAGGGCTTCAATGACATTGATTGATGCAATTATTGATAATCAAGATTCTGCTGCAACCGTTGGTTTTAATGTTCCACTAAATTATATTTCTGAAACACAACCTTCAGGAGGATCATCTGCATCAAAGCATATTACTAGAAAAATTACAGTAGTAGAACCAGCAGTTGGTCTTAAAATTATATTAGATGCTCATAGACCTAGCGGTACTTCTTTTGATTTATATACAAGAACATGTGAAGAAGGTGTTGATATTGAAACTATTAACTGGGTATTGGCTCCTACAACGAGCAATAACCCAATCGATAATGCAGGATTCGTATTTAGAGAGTATCAATATCTTGTAGGTAATTTAGGTGGCGAGCTTCCTGATTTTACAACATTTCAATTAAAAATTGTATTGAACTCAGTAAATAGAGGCAGATCACCAATCATAAAGGATCTTAGAGTTATTGCATTGAGTGTATAATAATGATTGATTATATAAAAGTTGAAGGTGCGGCCGGTCTAGTAAGAGATAGAAATACACACGCAATTATGAATGTAGATAAAAACGCAACAGAACAAGCGCGTGCCAGGAAGCTTAAGAAAATACAAGATAAGCAAGAAATTGAAGATCTTAAAAAAGATGTTAATGATATAAAAAATATACTTAATTTAATCGTGGATAAACTCAATGGCGCGTAAAGTAATATTTAATATGAGCAATACGCTCGTTGCTACGATTAATAAGATTAATCAAATGGATGAGTGGCTTGGTGATCTAGATGACCTTAATAAAAGAAATTATAAAGGCACAAGAAGCTACTTAGGCGGTTTTGAAGATAACGAGTACACCGAAAACGGTGGACTTGCAAATCAGTCAGCTGTAGCTGCTGCAGAATGGTTACATAGTGAACTAGAAAAATGTAGAGTGGCCATGTTTGGCCAAGAAATTTTAGATAGTAATGATAGTGTAGATAGCAGTTTAGAATTTTCAACATTACGCTTTGAGCGAGTTCTTGTTGCAGATAGTGCAGTATTTAAAAGATTTACAATACAAGGGCTATTCATTCCAGTAGACTCTGATCTGAGTTCTACATCAGCAACTATTGTAAGAGATAGTCTAGACAGTAATTTTTATACACCGTCTTTTGAAGGTGGGCCGGTTTTTAATACCGGAATTACGATTGACAGCGGTTATATACGAAATTTTTCTGGTATTGATTTAGACGTCGGTCGATGGATGGTAAGCGATAGCAGCTTCCGTACATTCTTTAATGATAGCACTGATAGTATAGGTAGTTTTGTACCGGTCTTTAATTTTGGATTTACAGTTAGAGATAGCGCATATATTGGCGTTGTACATGGTCCACGTAATCTTTTCCCATTCCCAAGACCGCGCAAACCAGGTTTTCCAAATGGATATACATTTGATTCGTCAACAATAAATATTAATACTCCATTAAGTTTTGATTCTGGCAAAAGCACAATTACACTCTTAGCGCCAGACTCAACTGATAGTTCTCAAAATTGGACTCTTGATTATGATAGCGCTAATTTTAAAAAAATAGTAGTACGCGAATCTGCCACATTTGATACTTGGATAGTTGAATCAGATGGAGATAACTTATATGTCCCTTCTCCTCTACATGTTAAAAGATTTGTTTTTGATGTAGACTCATCGTTTGATTCAGCAACTCCTCCTGCAATTCCAGTAGGATTCGATTCATCTTATAGAGCTGATTTTCATGGAAGACTTGATAGTGGCTTTGAATATACTTCTCCATTTACAATTTATGAATCTGATGGTAGTACTATACATTTCGGGACATTAATGCTAAGTCAATATGATTCGGATAACCGGTTATAAATAGAACAAGAGATAGAACATGACACGTAGAATACAAATACAGACTTCAAATTCTATCGGCACCTGGATTGCTAAGAATAATGTGCTGTCAGATAATTTCGGTGATCTAGATTTACTTGATTCTCATTTTGAATCTTCTAGGTTTGGTAAGAATGATTCAAATTTTGTTTCAGCTCTTAATCATCTACACCGTGAAATAGATAGTGTTTCAGCTGCACTATTTGATTCTGGTGGAGCGCTGCAAGTTTCTACGATTTATGCTGATAGTGCAGTTATTAATAGAGTGCGAGCAAACTACATGTATGCAGATAGTGCTGATGTTGATTCAGCATTCACTCATATCTTAAGAGGGCATCAACTCGATTTTGTAGACGCACATATTGAAAGTGCAGAAATTGCTTTCTTATCTGGTCAGTCAATTCAATTTGATAGTGGAAGAATTAAATACTTATCAGGTGAATATATAGATTATGATAGCGCAAGCTTTAATAAATTAAATGTAGAAGATAGTGCGTATATAAGTCATGCTACTGTAAATAACTTAGTAGTAAAAAGTAACTTTCAGTTCGATAGTATAGATTTTTCTCATGTATTTCCATTTACTATAAAAGATTCTATCGGTCAAATATTGTTAGGCGGTTATTTACTTTCTACTGATAGTGATATTAACGTACCTTAAGGACTATAATTTATGTCATTATTAATACCCGCTCCAAGACCTCTTGTAGTTGATAGAAGATATCCTACATTATATATGAATAATAACGACACCGGTAATGTTATTAGTGGTTATGATTTTTATGGTTCTAGAACAAAGGGTGGTGCGCACGGTCTTCGTGAAATGAATACAACTGAACTTTTGCAGTTTTATAATTGGATTCGGCATCTTTATACTCGAAATCAAACAGTTACATTGTCATATGTAGGATCTGGCGGTAACCTCGGTATTATGCGTGATACTCGTTATCAGGCCGGATCAGCTACTAATCACGTAAGTTCATTTCGAAGCGCAAGCCAAACACCTAATATTAATTCACTTGAATTTGACTGGACTAAAATTCAAGTGAATTATGATACGACTGTACCTATGCCTAATATATTAAATTATGGGTGTGATTCACCGCCGCTTACTCTCGGTTCATATTCGCCTAATAGAAAGAATATGAGAAAATTTCCAATGCTTCTACTCGCTGAATTGGTTGCAGAAGCTCTTGCTGAAATTGGTGGAAACAAATCAAATCTTACACATCCGGATATTGTAATCGGTAGAAATGGCGGATACGCAATCATTCGTAAAGACTTTACTGTGCCTGCTACGCATGATGAAGGAGGTACTCTTACAAGTATGGGAAGAGTATTTGAAGATACAATTGCTAATAAAAACGCATATACTTCTGGTGGAATTCCGGAAACTCTAGATCAGCCACTAGCCGTTACCAATGCAAATAAATGGGATCTTTATTCTATGGATAAAGATCCAGCATATTCACCGCCGCCACCGCCAAACATGGTATACGCTGACGCAAATGGTGGCATACACGAATGGAGCCTTGCGGGCATGCAACAGTTCTTTGAACCATATGTACAACATATTGCAGCAAATGGATATAACTCGGCGGGAGCGGGTAAGCTTCATTGGTATATTCAGAACAATATTAATGGAGTTAATTCAGGTACCGGCGGAAGCTCTTCACCGCTTGATGCAGGATCAGGCGAAGTTGAGAATGAAAGATTAGATGGAAGCTCAGCAGCGGGTTATACAACAGGGCCGAATCAGCCAGCATCAGGCGACAACTATCGTACACAAGAGTTTCCTAATGGTACTCCACAAATTCAAAATACTTACAGTCTTAGATCATACACTGAACCAGTTTGAGGATAACGCAAATGAAATTTATTAGAGCACACTTTGGAAATAATGAAAGAACAGAAGTAAAAGCATATTATGCGGATGATGAAGGCAATCAAATACCTTATGTTATTTCTGCAGAAGATGGTAATCCTCAGTGGAAAAAACTTTTAAAACATATTACTATTGATGAATTGCACGAATCAACTCATGAGTACATTAGACAATCTCAAGAAGATTATGAAAGTGAGGTTATGGCAATTGCTAAAAAGCGCGGCATGCTTTTAGAATTTGATGAAAAAAATAGCGATTCGTACAAAAAACTTTTAGATATTATTTTTATTGAAGACGAAAACGAACAAACCGCAAAGGAATCTTTATTTGCTTTTAAACTTGCATTGTTTGAATTTGATGCTATTAAAAATTCAACTGATAGAGAAGCAAAGGCTAAAATACGAAAAGCGGTTAATACTATCGATGCTTTAGAATCAGCAATTCAAATCATAAAACAGAACTAAATTCCTTTGTAGACATATGTAAAAAATGACATGCATCTGATTTAGGATAGGCTTCGTCAACTATAAAGTTCCATGCTTTACCAATATCGGTATACGGCACATTATATTTTTCTACAATATATGATAAATAAATTTCGTTATTAGCAGCATATTCATTTGAATATTCTAGATTTATTTCTTTTTCCCTTTTTTGAAATTTTATAAGATTGCAAATTTCCTTTGTTATGCCAAACACTCCCGTATTTATTACATTATGTTCAGAATTAATTCCCTCTGATTCTAACATTAGTCTTTTTCTATTAATTTTCCAAAGAGGCGCTAATGTTCTATGACATAACAATTTACTGAAATCGTGATATTCAAAAAAGTTTATTTTGGTTCTTGGTATAACATCTAAATCTAAATACAAAACCTTGTTATATTTTTGAGCTAAGTCTTCTGCAATATAAATTTTCATAAAATTTAAAGTAGTAAAATCGATTTTATTTTCGCGTTTTATATTGTAGTGTTTATATTCTGCGTCACAAAGCTCTGCATACTTTTTATGTTTTTCGATTAAAATGTCTTTGTAAGCTAACCACTGTTTATCGCCAAAATCAATCCATATGTCAAATATAATGTTTGTCATACCAACCTTTTACGTAACTGAAATCTTTGTTTATACAATGTACAAATTTTGTATTTTTTGGTATAAAGCTCCACTTATCCATAAAGAAGTGCCAGCCAGTTTCATATAGATTCTGATATTTTAAACCTTGACCAAATAACTTATATGCAAACATCGTTTCATTATCGTAACCAAATAAATTTCTAATATCATCCGGCCAAAATTCATCATTAATAAGATCAGTCATAAAATCTATTGTTTTTTCAAAATTGCCAAAATAGTCTAGTTCGTCTAAAGATTTTTTATTAGCACCTATAATACCTGTATTAAATACAGGATGAATTTCACCTAGCATTGCGCGGGCATTCCAGTATTTTGCAAGAGGAGATCGTATGGTATGGTGTTGTCTATGTCTGTCTTTACAGAACCAATCTTCTGACATAATTGCAATGCCTTTTGATAGATCCCAAACTTCAAAAAAGTTTTCATTTGTCACTGGTATAACATCTAAATCAAGATATAGTATTTCTTCATAGTCTAAAGTATATAAGAGATGCAACTTATAAAAATTAATGATATTATATTCAGATATTTCAGGACCAAACTGTTTACTAAATTCTATATAATCGTCGTCATATGTAAAATGCTTATACTCAACTCCAATCGTATCAGCATATGCCATTTGTTTTTTTAAAAGCCAATCATAGTTGTCATTAAACTTTTTTTGGTTTTCAAAGTGAGATACAGGTTTTTGCATATCAATATAAAGACTGTATATTACTCTGCGCATAATTTACCAATAAGTGTAAACCTAGTACCTCTATCATCTTCTACTTCATCTTCTGCTATAACAGTTGCGTTGTGTGGCAGTTGAAAATAAAACTCGTCAATGCTTGCAACACAATTTATATGTGTGGGTATGTTATACATGTTATTAGATTGAAATGCGAAGTACGCGTTACTTTCATACAGTGCTGGTAGTTCTGACATATTAGACATGTGTTCACATGAAGTGTTTATAATTAAGTTAGAATTTTTAATTCTATTATGGCATATAGGATCAAATACATCTTCGTTATAATATTCGATATTTTTATATTTTTTAAACAATCTGTTTTTAGCAATTCGAATGCACATATCTTCTAAGTCAATGCATGTTATCTTTTCGGCTTGATCTACAAATGCGGGTATTAAAATACTTCCATACCAACTACCGAGTATTGTGATATGAGGGTTTAATAACTCTAATTTTTGTATTAGTTTAATTAAGCTTTCTTTTGACTTGAATTGATTAGGACTATAAGAATCTAATAAGTTAGTATTATGTCTAGCTTCTGCTATAATATTTTTAAAAATATCAATTCCAATATTTTTCAAAGCCATTATATCCTCCTTCATCAAATGGTTTATTAATACCTAAATTCCATCCATCAAAAATACAAACAGGTATTTCTGGTCTATAGAAAAGTCTTTTTAAACCATGCCCATATAAATTGTAGTTAAACTTATTTGTTCCATATAATCGCGAATAGGCTTCACCTTCTGGCAAATACAATAATTTATCTGACTGGTTGTAATACAAGTAACGATCTATTCCAGCGTATTTCCATATGTAATGTTCATAGTCATTATAAAATGATTTCCATATATCGGTACAATCGCCATTCCATATCATAATAGAAGAATTAATATCAACATCAAATTCTTCTTCTACTATTGACATATATGGTTTCCAATATGCTTTTACTAAACATAACATGTCATCTACACAATAATCTTTAAAGTGCGTAATGTCATTTTGAATTACAACATCTAGATCTAAAAATATTGTAAGAGTTCTAGTGGGATATTCGAAGAGAGTAAGTTTCCACCACCATTTTTCTAAATCATAATCAGGCAATGGTTGTATAATAACGTTACGATCAATGCCATTTGCGTCTTCAGTATAACATATAAAATTAAAATCACACTGCAGATTTCGCTTTACCATTTTATATAGTCGATTCACATGAAATGAATCAAACTTATTACCCCATTTTACGCACACTACGTTCATTTATTACCAACATATCTAATTGTGTTTTATTAAAAGTATTTATTGCATCTTCCGGAGTTTCAACAATCGGTTCCTTACAATTAAAACTAGTGTTGAGTACCATTGGTACACCAGTTGCTTGATAGAACCCTTGTATTACTTCGTGAAATTTTTCATTTTGTTTTCTATTTACTGTTTGTATTCGTGCAGTACCATCAACATGCGTTACGCCTGGAATGACATCATGAAGGTGAGACTTAACTGGTACGATACGAGACATATAAGGACTTGATTGATTAGTATTAAAGTAATACGGATAGTGTCCTTCCAGAACTGATGGTGCAAATGGACGAAAGTCTTCTCTTTGTTTAATAGTTTTATTAATAATGTCTTTAATTTTAGGATTACGTGGATCTGCAAGAATGCTACGATTGCCTAATGCTCTATTACCTGATTCAGATTTACCATGAAACCATCCAACAATCTTACCAGCTGCTATTGCTTCACCAACTTCTCTCGGTGTAATAGGATCACCTTCATCAAAATTATATTCTTTACCAGCGTATGTTTCCGGAACATGAATGTTGTTGTTTAAGATATAGTCAGCATGCATATAAGTGCCAAGTGATTGACCTTCATCTCCTGGTGCCGGCGGTACATGTACTTTATCGTAATGCTTTGTAAACTCTTCGTTCATATATCCGTTATACGCAACGCCACCAGCAACGCAAATGTTATCACAGGATTTAAGAGGAAGAACATGCTGTTTTACAAGCTCAATGGTATGATGTTGTAATGTTGCGGCTATGTCTTCTTTTTTAGCATTTAGTAGGTAATCATAATTTTGGTTTTCGATTGCTAAATGTATTGCAATATTATATTCACCGTAAGCTGATAATCCCATAAGCTTACCGGCACCAAGATCGCCAAACCCCAGTCTTTTCGAAAAATAATTCCACTGTAATCCTATTTGTATTTTATTTGATAGATCAGTAATGTTACCATTCTTATCAAAGAAAACACATTTATAATTCCAACCTCTACCGTCAATAGCTAAAACATCTGACTGAGAAAAACCTGATGTTAGTAGTGCATAGACGGCATGTGATTGGTGATGATCTATATAGTATAGATTATCTTCATACCAATAATCCCACAGCTTTTTAGGTTTAAAAGATAAACACTTATGATTAAATCCCGTGTTTTCTATTCCACCGATTGTGGCAGTAATACAAAGAGGATTATTTGGTTTATAATAATCATTAAAAAATTCTTGCGTCTTATCAAAGTTATGCTTGATACGACTATGTCTTTCTATTTGATTATGGTATTTTCCATCATATGTATTGTGATCGTGTGGTCCAATTGCTACACTAAACATTCCCTGCTTCCATAATTTTTAATATCTGATCGTCTGTTCTTTTTTCAATATGTTCAGTACATTTCTTACAATATTCTTCAAACTCAAATAATTCATAGTTCATCATCTTATCTATGTTTTCTTTTGTAACATCAAATTGTCTTGATCCATTAATTACCTTTTTACTGCAATGCCTAATTTTTTGAATCTCGAAATCTATTACTGGTACTTTTGGAAATGCTGCACACATTCTACGTTCAAATTCGGGTGCTTGTTCTTCTATATCATAATCAGGCGATCGTGAGTTAAAATGTTTAAACAGTGTATTGTTATGATCTACAATTGAAAGATCAAAGTTTTCGCGATACTTAAAATAGTTTGGTGTCATAATAATTACGTTATAATTGTTTTTATCATTTTCTTCAAAGAAGTCGTAGTTGCCAAGCTTTTCAATATTATCTTCATAAAAGTCTAAGACCAAATGTTCTTGATATACAATTGAAGGATCTTCTAGAATATGCGGGTAGCGATTTCGTACAAATGAATTTGATAACACTGATGGTACAAGATTCTTATACTTCTTAATTTCATTTAACACTTCATCTAGATTTTTAATAAGACCCGGCTCTCCACCTAGCAATTGTATACGTGCTTTATATGGAGACAAATACTTAAGTGTATTACTTAAGAACTCCATATCTACATCAAGGTTTCTCATTTGTAAAGTCCATGCCGTACAATAATGACACGACTTATTACAAGACTTTGAGAGGTAGAAGTCTATCGCAAGATAGCCTTCTTCATTCAGCTGTTTTATGCTTTTCATTACCACATTGCCATTTACAAACTTTATTGGGCGATTCGCCTTCAATATGTTCTTTTAATTCACGTTGATAAAAATCACTATTTGTAATTTCAATCAACGACTGATCTTTTAAGTTCCACTTACCAATATCTACTTGTTTACTGTAATTTATAATAAACTCTGGCTGAATTTCAACTCTCCGCGTTCTAATTTCATGATGCCAATAACAGCATGGGTATACATTACCATTTTCATCAACATAGACTTTATTATCTTCAGCCCACTCACAAACTATTTTCGCCAATCTCTTACCGTCCTACCGTCTTCTTCATATACATCTAAGAATCTTTTATCTGTTGTTTGCTCTAATATATATTCTTTGCCTTTCCATGTGTATTTGCACGTAGGAGTTCTTATAAAACGATTTGATTGAAAAGGCTTATGAACAATACCGCGGTCGTTACACCATTTAGTTATTTTATCAATTTCATGTTGATTATGTTTAAACACAACAGTAAAGACTTCGGTCTTAGAATTAGTCATTGCAAATGTTTCACAGTTATTCATTACTTTACTTAGATTTGTATTGCGTCTATAATATTCATGCGTTTCTTGCGTAATACCATCCATGTCAAAAATACCCGATATTTTATTTGTTAGTGATCCAATACGCCAAAAAAATTCTTCGTCTCTTAACGATCCATTTGTAGAAAAACTAATCCAAGCTTTTGAATTATCTACTATATGCTTAAATATATCTTCAACATAAGGATTCATCATTGCGTCTCCCCATTGCCCAGAGAAATGAAATGATCTGATATGTGAATACGACTTTTCATACATATCAATCCATTCTTTTAGATCAACATGTTTTAATGGTACGTATTCGTTTCGAGTTAATCCTTTATGATTAGTTCTAGAACACTGAGGACACTTAGCATTACAATGAGTCGTAAGATCACACAGCACATTACAATTATATTTAGACCACATTAAATAAATCTCTTATAATTCTTTGATTCTTGATATATCATCTAAATCCGATGCGTCATTTTTATAAAAGCTTTCACGTTTCTGTTGTGGAGTTTCTCTTTTTTTACACGCTCGGTAACAGAATATAAAGCCAATACCATTTGAAATATTTTTTGAAAACTGTATCCATTCATCAGTAAATAGTATTTCACCTATTGAATCATAATCTTCTATTTTACTTACTGCTAATAGTTTTTGGTAATCTTCATCATGACGATTAACTTGGGTGTCCATCCAACAACATGGGATTAATTCACCTCTATTAGTCAAAGCAAACGATGGCTGTCTGTCATCTAAGCATTTAGGATCCAGCTCATAACTCTTCCATTCAGAAAATTCAGCATCATCTACTGCAGTTCTTTCAGGATTATACAGAGCCTGTTTTTGTTTTTCATCCATCATTCAAACTCAACGATAATTCAGGATTTGATGGTTTCAATGGATCGTCTTTTCCTAGCCATCTAGACGAGTTTATTATTACAAAATCTATGCCTATTTCTTTAGCCATTTTATGTGCTATTTCCATTTCGTCTTCGTTATAACTAAAAACTATAAATTGCCAAACTGGAGTATTTGTCAAGTGTTCTTTAGCAATTTTCATTATTTCATACATTTTCCATCCATCTTGGTTTATTCTATACATAGGGCTACTATCTGGAGTTCCATCTAGAGCTAACCACCATCTTGCGTGTGGATTAGCTTTAAACGCTTTATGATACCAATTCATACCTTTTGCGGCAGAAGCATGATGCACAGCTGTACTTTTGTTTTCTTTATACAGTATTTCTAGAAACTCTACGAACTTAGGATGATGTACTGGATCAGATACTTGACCACAAAAGTTTACATGATTGAAATGCTTTACTATCTTTGCAAAATTTTGTATTGATAGATCTTCACCTGGAACCTTGATGCCATGGGAAATAAAAGATGTGGATCTTTGACAGCGAGGACATTCTAATGAACATCGGTGTGTTATATCAACATTAATACTACGTCTAGTTAAAAAATACATTTGCTTTTTATGATTAACGCTGTTCATGCCATACATCCAATTACCATACTAGTTTTTAGTACTTCTTCTTCTGTTACATAGGGATGACAAGGCAAAGATAATATTGTATCACTTGCTATTTGTGCATTGCTATTTGCGTGATAAGGTCGATAGAAAACTTTATTGCGATCAAGCGGTAAATCGTAATGAATCTTTGCACCTAACTCATCTTTAACTTCATCACGTATTTCTTTATTTTCAAATCTTACCACAAATTTATGGTAATTATGTAGCACAGTCATATCATCTGGTTCCTGAGTTATAATAGGTATATCCTGTAATGCCTCATAATATTTATAGGCAACTTTAGTTCTTGCCATTTGATACTCTTTTATCTTATCAAATCTAAACTCAATAAAGGCAGCATTAATATAAAACATCTTTGAATTATATCCGAGTATTTCATAGTCATCACCTTTACCATGACGTCTTAGTTTACGAGCCATATCAGCATGTTCTTTATTATCAGTAAGAATAATACCACCGCCGGAAATACCGGATATAACTTTGTTATGATTAAAACTAAAAGAACTAATATCACCGATCGAGCCAGCATATCTACTTTTATAGATTGAACCGAGTGATTGTGCAGAATCCTCAATAAATGCTATGTTGTTTTCTTTACAGTATTTTTCTATCTCTTTTGTTTCGGTCATATTGCCAAACAGATGAGTGTAAATAAGGGCTTTAGTTTTACTCGTAGTGTTCTTTTTAATTTCATCAAATGAGATATGGTAAGAATCTAAATCAATATCACAAAATACAGGATATGCACCTGTCATAAGGATACTAGATGCAGACGATATCCATGAGAAATTACTCACTAGAACCTCATCACCTTCTTGGATATTTAAACACTTTAACGAATAATGTAATGCATCAGTGGCGCTATTAATTAAAACACCATGCGACCTACCTACATATTTTGCTATCTTTTTTTCTAGAAACTCTACATTCTTTTCATTATCTTCTTGCATTACCTTATCAAAAAGTTTCATGTATGCTTCTTTATTTTCAAGATAATCTTGATTCCAACCTTCATAATTCATTATATCACCTATCTACAAACTTAAATATTTCTTCAAATTCTGGTTTAGTATATTCTAAAGCTTCTTCTTCAGTAAGCCTTTCATAATAATATTTTTTTGCTTTGCCTATAGTTACAATTAGTATTGGCGTAAATGTCAGATAAGGAAAATCTTCCATGTCTTCTATCTTTTTTGGTACACAAAGTGTGTATGATATATCTAAGCCTTTATCTAAAGTTATTCCAGTGATCGTATTTACTAGTAATCCTACTTCAAGTGGTATCTGTCGATTGCGTTCACAAAAGTCAGGGTCTAAGTGCTGCCAATATGAATCAGATTCTTTCCATAGTTTAGCTATATAAGGATTAGGTTCAGTCAATCTAGGTGTAATAACTAAAGTCCATGGGGCTGTTAGCAAATGCACAAGGCCGTCATTAATTCTTCTTTTTATATTACTATGAGTATTTTCACCTTTATTTCCGTATGCATCTATGTCAACTTGTATTCTGTTTCCGTCACATAAATTCATTAATCTTTGGCTGCGTTCAGAATCAGGTCCTAAGATAAAAATTTCGTATGCAAATGCTTTTTGTTTTGATTGGCCAAACTTATAAGATTCTCTTACTATGTCTTCTATTTCTGATTCGTTCGGAACTATATTAGTATCATAATGCCAAACGTGTTTTTTATTTTTTAATGAATCTTGTATCATTCATACTCCATTCATATTGCATCTATAATTGCCTCCACATTTGGCTTTTCAATTGGTCTGTCAAAATAAACTTTAGCACCTCTATTCGTAGCTTCGAATATAATCTCTTTATTATGATATTTACATTCCTGTATAATCCTTGGCGCAGGATCAAGTGTTTCTTTTGTATAAACATATTTATCAAAAATACCTAAAAGATTATCAACAGGTACAATAATATTATTGATTCGCGAATCGTAGTGTCCTATATTGTATATCATTACTCCATGAGACTTATAATTACTTATAACTTTTTTAGCCGCATCATAATATTCCTTATTTGTACCGTTAAAGAGATATTCGAATTTGCGATCTCTTTCAATCATCTTATGAATATCAAAGAATATTTTCTTTTCAAAATGCACGCCTTCCCCATCCGGATATATTCCATAATCGCAAAGATCAGTTACATGAGCTGGACAAAAATAACTTAACGCGTCATGATATACGATAGGATGATTTTCTGAATATACGGAAATAACTCTGTACTTAAACAAAAGATGAAGCAATAACAATTGATCCATAGAATATGATTCACGATTAATAAAAGGTAACGTCATCATACTGCGACCCATTATTAGTGTGTGACCTATATTATCAAAGTCATCGAAGATAACATTTTCAAATGCGGTGTATTTTTGAGTAATGGCATCAAAATATTCCTCAGTTGTAAAATGTGGATGTGTAACGATAATCATATCAGTTTTGATACCGATATGATTAAGATACTGAGTGTATTCATAACTATAATAAAATAGCCCGTCACACGGCTTGGCAGTACATACTATATTTACACCCAAGAAATAACCTCATCAATAGTTGGTTTGTTTTCATTTATGCTTCGCATTCTTATATGCGTTTTATATCCTAAACTCATAACAATATACACATCTTCGTTTATAAAACTAAATTTTTCTTTTTTGCACGGCAAGCAAGCAGTATAAGAAACATCAATATTATTTTCTGCACATAAGCAAGATAATGTTAACATAAACATTCCTGTTTCAATAGCTGGTATATTTCTATATTCTGTATAATTATGTACATTACATTCTCTATATGGATGACCTTTATTTATTAAATCTTGAACATGTAAGTTAGGAGGAAAGGCTAATCGTTGTGTAAAAATCAAAACGTATGGTGCTAGCAATTGTTTATTATGATATGAATTTGTGTGACCCGATTCTGTAGATCGTACATTTTGTGATAAGTAAAGTAATTCTTGTTTTTCATTTATTTTATCTGGACCTAATACTAATACTTCATATGGCATAAGATTTTGTTTTGATGGTACCAGTTCATAAGTTTTTTCTAAGAGACTTTTAACTAACTCTTTTTCCGGAAAAACATCGTCTTTAAACCGTTGAACTTGTTTTCTTCTAGATAAAAGTTCTTCTAGCATTATTATCTCCTATTATACACTATTTATGCAGCAATGTAAACACTTTTTTTTATAAATAAGATTAGAATAATGATTCGAGTTACTTAGTATCGAGTGGTAAAATGGCAGAATACGAAAGATTTGCGATCGACCAAGGGTCGGACATAGCGATTCAACTAGAATTAGTTGATATTAATGGCAATCCAAAAAATTTAACAAACTTTTCAGCAGCTGCGCAGATGAAACGCAACTTTAATAGCGATTCATCAGACACTCATTCCTTTTCGACAGCAATAGCAGACGCAACAGGTGGCATACTAACACTCTCTTTGACAAATACACAAACAACTGCACTTAAAGTTGGTAATTATGTGTATGACGTAGAGATCTCTTACTTAGATGATTCAGCAAATACTATCATTGAAAGAGTTCTTGAAGGAAAGATACGTGTTAACCCTAATGTCACGGATGCGTAATGTCTGAAACAAAAACTCTCGTAAGAAAAATTACCATAGGAACTCCGGTTCGTAGAGTTGTGGGCGCACAGGCTCAGCGACTAGATGATCTATTAGATGTACGAATCAGAGATTTAGAAGATGATCATGTTTTACAATATGAAGCTTCGACTGGATTGTGGAAGAATGTTGACCTTCTGACCGGAGGTACATTTTAGTGGCAATTAAAATTCAAATCAAAAATAGTACCACTACTGCCGTAGTACCAGATAGTGCTGTAACACCGGCAGAACTTGCTTATTCATTTGTTACGGGTGACAGCGCAGGTGGTGATAGACTCTTTATTGGTAATGCTGCAGGCGGTGTAGATACAATCGGTGGTAAATATTACACCGATATGATGGACCATCCAAAAGGTTCAGTTGTACCATCTAGTGCTATTATTACAGATGCAAATGGTAAAATCAATAAAATCGATATTGACAATATTAATATTGATGGAAATACTATTGCGTCAACTGATACAAACGGTAATATTACATTCAGTCCTAACGGCGCCGGTTCTATTCAAGCATCTACATCTCTTATTAGGAATGTTGTAGATCCGGTTAGTGCACAAGACGCTGCTACTAAAAATTACGTAGACACTAAAGCAGTAATTAATATTGGTGGCGATGTTAATACTGGCGACGGTCAACTTGGATTTGATGAAACTGCAACTATTAACGGTGGTTTTAATCTTAATACTGTTCGTAAAGAAACTGTAAGTGGTGTACAGGTTAAAGTACATCTTGATTCTGATGTACTCGGGCTTTCTCGACTTACTGTTGACAATGTAGATATTAATGGCAATACAATTGCTACAACTAGCGGTAACCTTACGCTTGATCCACATGCGCCAGGTAATACCGGTACAGTTATTATTGCAGGTAACTTACAGGTTGATGGTACAACGACTACTATTAATTCAACTACACTTCAAGTTGATGATAAAAATATTGTACTCGCGTCAGGTGCTGCAAATGCAGTTGCAGCGGATTCTGCAGGTATTACAGTAGAAGGTGCAAACGCACATATTTTCTATAAAGCGGCTACAGACACTTGGAACTTTAATAAAAAAATACTTGCTGATAATATTGATGTTTCCGGAACAATCAGTACATCAACATTCTCGGGAACTTATCTTGGATTTGATTCCGATCTTAATAACACAACAACAGATAGATTACCAGAAGGTTCTACAAATCTATATTATACGAATGCACGTGCAGACCTAGCTGCTCGCAGTGCTTTATCTGTTACTAATCCTTCAGGATTTGGTACTTTAGCCTATGATTCTGCTCGAGGCAGATTTGATTTTACCGGAGTTTCTGCTAGTGAAATTAGATCACAGCTTTCTGCAACCGGAGATCTAGATTATAATTCATCTACTGGTGTATTTAGTATTGATGTTGAACAAGTATACACTAAAACAAATTTTGATAGTGACCTTGCAGATGCATCAACAACGGTACTACCAGAAGGAACTAACTTATATTATACAAATGAAAGAGTTGATGACAGAGTTGCAGCTTTGTTATCAATGGCCGAAGGGCTAGACGCAGCTTACAATGACGCAACCGGTGTTCTTACACTTAGTACAGAATTGGCCACATCTAATAATATAGGTGGAGCAAAATTTGATTCGGTTGATTTCTTAGTAACTGCGGGTAACGTAGAAATACAAACTATTGATTGCGGAACTTATTAAGTATAAATAGCACTAACTATCCTTCTTAGGAATCGAAATGACAACAACACCAAAAGTACTACTTAAACGGTCTTCCGTAGTAGGTAAAGTACCAGTAGATAGCGATCTAGATTATGGCGAACTCGCCATTAACTTTGCCGACGGAAAAATCTACTATAAAACTAGCAGCAATCAAATACAGGCGTTCGTTGACTCTGCACGAGTTGCAGCAATTGCTGATGCCGTAGAGGTTGTAGCCCAAGCTCAACTTGACTCTGCCGAAGTAACAAGTCTTATTGATGCTACATATGTTCAGGCTTTAATTCCTGAATCATATCTTGCTACGATTATCGATTCCTCTTATATTAATGCTCGATCAGATCATTACACAACTGCAAATCATGATTCTGATTTTGAAATTAAATATGCTACTAAATCTACAACTAATTTGCCTGAAGGCACAAATCTATATTATACTAAAGCAAGAGCCGATTCTGATATTGCTGCTTCACTTAATGATTCTGGCAATACTGTTAGTATTACAATTAATAACACAATTGAAGACAAAGTTGACTCTGCGTATGTTCTTGCTCGTGTTCAAGAAGCACCATTTCTTGATTCAGCAGATGCAATTCAACTTATTGACAGCGCTTATATTCAAGCACGTCAGGTAGACTTACAGAGAGACTCTGGGTTTATAACAAATGTTATTGACTCTGCTCATGTTCAAGCAAGGCAAATTACATATGATTTCTTAGATTCAGCCGAAGCAGTAGCAATTATTGATTCACATGTTAATACAGCTTTTGTAAATACATTAAATATTAATGCAGACACATTAGATGGACAACATGGTAATTATTACCTTGATTATAATAACTTTACAAATAAACCAGCAATTTTAGATCTTACTGATGTATCAACACAAGTTACTGCTGATGTAGACAAAGCTTTTGTTGACGCGCTTAATGTCGACGCAGACACATTAGATGGCCAAAACGGTACACACTATTTAGATTATACTAATTTTACAAATACACCAACTATTCCATCATTTGGAAATAATTATATTGATTCTGCAACAGTTGTAAATATTATTACTCGTGAAGGTCTAGACTCAGATCTCGTAATTGCTCTTGTTGATAGTGCCTATGTTGCACTAAGAGATAGATTTCAAGATTCATCTCTTGTAACTTCTACAGTTACTCAAACATTTGTAAATTCATTAAATATCGATGCCGATAATCTCGACGGTCAAACTGGCACATTCTATCTTGACTATAATAACTTTACTAATACGCCTGCGATTGCAAGTGGTGGATTAGACTCTGCATTAGTTATTAAACTTGTTGATAGTGCATATGTTAGTGAAAGAGTTTCCTTTACAGCACCATCATCATCTAGAACCGCGCTCGGTCTAACAGCAGTTGCAACTGGTACAAATAACGCAACTTGGACATTTGACACTGATGCATCTGCAGAAAACTTCGAAGGATTAATTCACGGAGTACAATTTCCAGGCAGTACTACCGGTACTGTATTAGGATTTAAAGATGCTGGTGGAAAATACTATTCCATTGGAGATAATTTCAATAGTGTTGGTTCTACTAGAACAGCTAGTGCTTCTAGAACCAATAATGTAGTAACTGTTAGTTGGGTTGGAACGGGATACAGCTGGGTTAATGATACAGATTACGTTGGCGGTATTGGTGCGGCAATTAGTGCAAATGGTGGTACACTACCTCTAATTTCAACATATTCACCTAGAATTAACGTTAATACTTCTGGAGGATTTAATAATCCATATGTTGTTGGTGATGCAACTTCTGGCACAGGATACGGTACAAGTTCGCCTGTATATGGCGCAACAGCAACAGTTGCTGCTTCAAAATCATATGTGTCATTGACAAATGCCATTGATTCTGCTTATATTGCAGAACGCGTAAATGCTCTAGATTCAGCAGAAGCAATTGACCTTATTGATTCCGCATATGTAAGAGCTAGACAACAATACGATTATTTCTATATAACTGGTTCTACAAAACCTACTAAGCTCAGTGACTTTGATAATGATGTAGGATATATTACCGATGCATCATTTGATGACTTTGAATCAAGAGAGTTTATTGGTAATGAAGGTGGGTTAACAGATAAAGTATATTCATTTATCGTCCCGACCGGAGTTACTACTATTTCTGCCGTCGCCATTGCTGGTGGTGGTGGAGGAGGTGGTGTTCAGTCCGGTAGTGGTGGTGATGGTGGCGGTGGTGGTCTATCATACGACACTTCTCTTACTGTTACTCCAGGCGAAACACTTACAATTACGGTTGGCCATAGTGGCAATGGTGGTCAAGCGCCTAGTGATCCACCCGGCGCGGTTGGAAGCGGTGACGCTGCTGGAAATACTACTATAAAAAGAAGCTCTACTGTATTATTGCAAGCAAATGGTGGTACTGGTGGCTCCGGAGCCAGTAATGGTAGTGGTGGTTCCGGTGGTACAACTTTATCCTATGACGGTGGTGGTAACGGTGGAGTTCGTGGAGCCGGTCAATATACCGGTAACGGTTCAACTTCAGGTGCCGCTAGTCTACTAGGAACATCAGCCGCCGCTTTAACTAAATTGTATGGTGAAGGTGGTACTGGGATTGCCAATCATGGTAAAAGGGGTGCCGTAAGAATTATTTGGGGTGCCGGTAGATCTTATCCAGATACTAATATTGTACAAACATTTAATAATGTGTATGGTGAATCAGGAACAGATTCTGCTACAGTAATATCCCTTATTAATTCTACAGTCGATTCTGCTTATATAGAATTAAGAAGACCAGTAGAATCTATTTTTAATGTTACAAGTAGTGGTTCTTCTGCTTATACGTTTAATGGTGACGGCTTTTCATCAGGCCGTAATAATCCTACCTTATATCTTACACGTGGTAAAACATATAAATTTGCCATGGCAGCATCTGGTCATCCATTCCAAATTAGAGTTTCAAATGGTGGATCAGCGTATAGCACAGGCGTAACAAATAACGGTGCTCAAACTGGAGATATTCTTTTTACTCCGGATATGAATGCTCCGACTTCACTAGTTTATCAATGTACTAATCATGGTGGCATGGTTGGTAATATTGTTATTTTAGATGAAGTATCAGTTCCAACATTCGGAACAGATTACGTTGACTCAGCCTTTGTTACCAGTCAAATTAACGCATTAATCGATGGCGCTCCCGGTACTCTCAACACTCTTAATGAAATAGCTGCAGCCTTAAATGATGATGATTCCGCTATGGATACATTACTGGCTCTTATTAATGCTAAATCAGATTTAGATTCTGCGGACGCTATTAACCTTATTGATTCTGCTTATATCCAAGCAAGACAAACCACCGGCGGTGGTGGTACAGTAGATAGTGCAGACATTATTGCTATCGTAGATAGTGCTTATATTCAAGCAAGACAGTCATCAGGTGGTGGCGGATCCGCCATTACAATACAAGATGAAGGATCATCATTATCAACTGCCGCTTCTACAATTAATTTTGTAGGTTCTGGTGTTGTCGCATCCGGAACAGGCGCAACAAAAACTATTACTATTGCTGGTGGTAGCGGTGGTGGTTCTGCAACTGCTGTTGAATTGACTCAAACAGTATTTAACTTTAATGCCGATTCAGGTCAATCATCATTTACTGGACTTGATGTTGATTCAGGTAAATTCCAAGTTTATCTGAATGGTCTTTTACTTCCAAGATCTGATTACACTCACAATTCATCAAAAGTTGATTTATTAGTAGCTGCCGATAGTGGTGATGTTCTTGAAGTTATTAAGTTTTCTGGTAACGATACTGGCCATGTAGCAGTAAAGCAAAGACATTATATTTACACGGCAGATTCCGGTCAAACATTATTTACAGGATCTGACGATAATTCGCAAATACTGAGCTATACTCAAGATAGAATTAACGTTTATTTGAATGGTTTACTTCTTCTTGATTCAGCCGATTATACTCAAAACGGAGCTGGTAGTAATGTAACACTTATAAATGGAGCGACTGTAGGAGACATTGTAGATATCCAGATTTTGTCAGGTAGCACTGGCACGTTCTCTCCTCTTGAACAAACGCTTTTTGAATTTACAGCAGATTCCGGTCAAACCATATTTACAGGATCTGATGATAATTCACAATCACTAGATTTTACTGATGATAAAGTTACAGTATTTTTAAACGGTGTATTATTAGCAAATGGCGACTATTCCACATCAAATAATAATAAAGTTACTTTAACAACTGCAGCTGATTCAGGCAATCTTATTACAATTAACAGACTTTCTGGTAATAATGTTGGAGTTGATTCAGGTCGGGTTACAACTCTTATTACGTCAAACGTTGATAGTGCTTATATTCAAGCTAGAACCGCAGCTGGTACCGATTCGGCTGCCGTAATATCTTTAATCGATTCTGCTTATATAAATGCTAGGGTCAATCCATTTGATTCCTCTCATGTATTAAATCTTGTTGATTCGGCATATATTCAACTTCGCGATCGGTTTCAAGATTCGTCTGGTATTCTTGCAATTGTAGATAGCGGTTATGTACAAGCGCGTCAAACTGCACAAGACTTTGCATATAGTTCATTAACAGGAACTCCAACTATTCCAACTCTCGGTACAGACTTTGTTGATTCTGCCGAGGCGATTGCATTAATTGATTCCAATTATGTAAGATTAAGAGTTACCAAATCAGATTTAGATATGGAAGGGAACAAAGTTCTCTTTGGTAATGTATATGATTCTGTTGGTGGATTACCAAGTGCCACAAATTATCATGGTATGTTTGCTCATGTTCATGGTACTGGTGCTGGTTACTTTGCCCATGCAGGAAACTGGACAAGATTAGCTAACTATTCTGAACTAAGTACATATGGTAATTCCAATGTAACAACACTTATTGATTCTGCATATGTTCAAGCTAGAACTGCGGCAGGAACAGATTCAGCAGCAACGATTGCTCTTATTACATCGACTGTTGATTCTGATTATATTGGTTCAAAGGTGGACTTTACTCGTGGCGAATTTACTACACAAAGATCGCAATACACAGCGACAGCAGCACAAACAGTCTTTAATCATAGTTCAATTGATGCTACTCATCTTGATGTCTATATCAATGGTGTCTTGCAAGTAGTCAATGATGATTACACTGCTAGTACATCAGCAGTCACGTTCGGAACAGGAGTCGACAGCGGATACAGCGTCTCAATTATTGAAAGGCGTGGACGTGTCGCTACCCAACGAGCACTAGTAGAAGCCAAATACTACTTTACAACGCCAACACCAACAACTTCAATTACCGGCAATGATGATAATGGAGATACTCTTGATTATTCAGTTGGCGGTTTAGATGTATATCTCAATGGTATTCTTCTCAAAGATTCAGATGATTATTCTACTAACGCTGGTACTACTGTAACTCTTGTATCTGCTACGGATTCAAATGATATTGTTACTCTTATTAACCGTAAGGGTGTTGTTGTATCACCTAATGTGGCAAATTACGAATTTACTGCAACTGCTAATCAAACATCATTTAGCGGTGCTGATATTAATGGTAATACACTATCGTATGCACCTGGCGCAATTCAAGTTCATATGAATGGTATCATACTTCGAGCTGTTGATTATAGCGCAACGAATGGCTCAACTATTAATCTCGTAACTGCAGCAAGCGTGAATGATGAAATCATAGTATCAGCATTTAGTAACCCTGGTCAGAATATGGAGCTGTATAAGTTTACTGCAGATTCTGGACAAACAATTTTCCAAGGTAATGATATTACAGGTACTTCACTTGCATATCAAACTGGCAATATTCAAGTCTTTATGAATGGTCTGTTACTGAATGATTCAGATGACTATAATGCAAATAATGGTATGTCAGTTGTTCTTACATCTGGTGCCGATGCAAGTGATGAAATTAAGATTGCATCTTTTGTGTCAAATACAAATGCAATTAAAACAAATGCATGGTCAGCACCAAGTGGTACACCAGTTACGGCAACTGCAGGTGATAAACTCTTTATTGATACATCAACCGCTAAAACTATAACACTTCCGTCATCTGCAAGTATAGGTGATGAAATTAGAATTATCGATGTGACAGGAAATGCATCATCAAATAATATTACAGTATCTCGGAATGGTCATAAGATTCAAGGTGGAACAACTGATTTAACAATTAACGTAGACAGAGCAGGTATTGGATTGGTTTATTACAACGTTGCTCAAGGTTGGGTATTGATAGAGAACTAATATGGCAAATTTAACAGACATAAGAAGCAATTGGAGTACCAGCGCTGGCGGCGGTGGAGGTGGAACCGATTCTGCTACAGTTCTTTCACTAAGTGGCAAGTTGAAGAGTGACATGTTTAGAATTAATTCACAGTCTCTCAATATAAATACTACAATAGACAGTGCAGAGAATGCGCATGTTGCTGGACCAATGTCATTTGATAGTGGTGTAGTGCTAACAATCAACGGTAACTTGGTGATAAGCTAATGACGAGTGAACTCAGAGTAACAACGCTATCAAATATAACTGGTAATGGACCAGCGGCACTGACTAATCAGACTGCGGCAAAAGCACTTTTCTGTGTAAATAATACAGGAACTGCATTTGTGACAATGAGCGGTGGAATTAATTCAAGTAGTTTAGTCGATGGCGGTACTGGGAATCGAACAGTTTCATATACAAATAATATGACTTCACAAACTTATTACTGTAATTTTGATGACACTGGATGGGGTAATGATGTATATACAAGGACTGCCCAAGTTTATCATAATTTTACAACAGATGGGTTGGCAGGAATGGGCACAAGAACTGGAGCGCTAACAAGTTCGGTGCAATTTTACTCGTATTATGATGGATCTTCTCGTCTACATTTTGATTATTTTAATTACGGTGTCGTACATGGAGACCTCGCATGACATTAACTCTTACAGGTGCTGATAATTGTGTTGTTCAAGTTGTGCAATCAGTAATGACTTCAGCAACATCTGTCGTATCTAATGGTAGTGAAGTAGAGGTGACAGGATTACGCACTATTATTACTCCAAAATATGCAACTAGTAAAATTTTATTACAAGCAAGTATCTCATATGGATGTACTGTAACTACATATAAAGGATTTTTCAAAAGAAATGGAACCATTCCGAGTGGATCTATAGGCGCTGTCGACGGTAGTAAACAACTAGGACATGCAGGATTTGGATACACTCATGATGGAAATCAAGTTGATACCACTTTTATGTGTTTTTTAGATGATCCGAACACAACAGATCAATTGACATATGCATTTTGGTTTCTAAATGATAATACTAAAGCTATCTTCATTAATAGATCAGAATTAGATGCTAATAATAACACTGGCGGTCGAACAGTGTCAACTGTAACTCTAATGGAAATAACACAATGACCGGAAAAATTACAGTAGGAACTATACAAGACACCAATGCAAAGACTGTCGCCTCTATTTATGTGACAAATGGTACTGCGAAGGCGTGGGTTTATTTTGATACTGGTGACAACCCACCAAATCCGGATGCCAGCTTTCTAGTATCTAGTTTAACAGATGACGCTTCTGAAATCGAAGTAAATTTAACTAATGTAATGTCTAGTTTATACTATATTCCAGTAGCTGGAGGTGGCGCATCTACATCTGCACGTAACAATCCTTCTAATAGAAGTCTTCAAGTTATTACTCGAACAACCTCAATAATTGATACTGAAATCTATACAACTGACAATGCTCATAACACTGGACAATGTCATATTGCCGTATTCGGAGACCTTGCATAATGGAATTGAAAGAACTAAAATTATTTGAAAGACTGTGTTGGGCAAAAGATAACCTTGAGCCATACCAATCAGACTATCGTGTTGTGTTTGAGCATAACGTTGATGAACCAGCAAGCGTACTTGTGCCTGATCCAAATTGGATGGCATGCGCAATGAATGGCGGTATTCTTCCACCAGTATGGGTATATCATGAACTTGCAAGAGATGAAGCAATGGCAGGATTTAAGAAACATACTCGTGGTTATCTGCTGCATGATACAGAACCTATGCCTCCTATGAGTGAAGAAGAGGCAATTGAATATTTAATTATGAAAGACATTCCAAACCATATTTGGCGTACATGGAATGAAGGCAATAAACCTAAGATGGTCATCTGTAAAAAAGAGCAACTACCTCAAACGAGAGAGTGGCGAAATGCTTGGAAGATAGATCCTGATATAAATAGCAGAGAAGCTGCTTAAGGAGAAAATAAAATGGCAACTACTTATATCGTTGACAAGGATGGAAATCAGGCTGATGCTAGTGCAGTAACAGTGCCATCTGATCGTCAATTTCGTGGTGCTTGGTCTTTATCTGGTGATGTTATCAGTGAAGATCTAGATGCTGCAAAAGTATTATTCAAAGACAAAATTCGTGAGGTTCGTAAACCTCTATTAGAATCAGAAGACGTAAAGTATATGCGCGCTATCGAAGACGATGATGCAACTGCAAAAGCTGCGGCTGCAACAAAGAAAACTGCTCTTCGTGATGCACCTGCCGCATCTGCAATTACAGATGCTACAACAATCGCTGAGCTTAAAGCTGCATGGGATACTACAACACTTGGTGATTCACCATACGCTTAAGACGTATTAATCAGGATAAGGTAAAATGAGCATAAATAAGAAACTTGCGACTGTAATAAACTTATCCGGTGATGTGAGAGAAAGTGCATTTGATGCGCTGGTGGATCAGTCAATTGACCCAGAAACGTTAAATTTTGCAACTGATGTAGATTCAGCGGGTCACATGCCCGATTGGAAATGGTCATGGAATGTTACGACTCTTCCTTATGGAAGAGAATCTATTACTATGAAAGCACAAAATGAAGTTCCTATTTACAAGCAAGGGACATATCGCTTAGATAATTTTACTGCTTTTAGAACACGTGGTGATGCAGACCAAACTCATAAAATTTTTCTAAAATGGTTAAATGAAGCTGGCACAGCAAACCTTGTTGATTGGGTAACATATGATAGCGGAAGTTATTCTTTTGTTGGAGTAACAGATTCTGGTGGTACTGATTCTGCTACAAGGGCGCAAAGGTTATCATGGAGTGTTCCTGCAAGTTACACAATACCGTCATTAAATACTTCTACACACACATATAATATTGGTGCAGTTTCAGGAGCATATACTTTCACTGGACTTAGAATGGGAAACAATCAGGCGTTGGGTCCATTCTATAAAGGTAATACATATGAATTTGTTTTAGACTCAAGCACAAATGGACATCCAATTTATCTTTCAACAGATAATGGTGACAATTTTGTATCTGGTAATTATGTTGGTGAATATACATCTGGAGTTACGAATTCAAGAGCAAATAATAATGCAACGATGACGTTTGTTGTTCCCGCTGATGCGCCTAGTACATTAACATATCAGTGTGGTATCCATGGTGCCATGCGTGGTAATATCACTATTAAAGATTTAAAAACAGATAGCAATGGAGCAGGTCAAGATATAATTTATCTACAGCATTCTCAGGAAGGCCATGCTACTGAAGTTCCTATAAAAGAAGTTCCAACCATACAAAGTCAAATGTGTTTAACATATGATGCAGCAAAAAATAAGTTTGTTCCACAAGACTTGGGTGATTATATGAATAAAACGGTTTCATTTGTAAATCGTATTAAAGAAGAAATTACCAATAATTCTATTAATGAAAATAGAATGAAAACCTTTATGCAAGAAAAAAATATTTTAGATGCATCAGAAACATTTGTGGCAAGTTCTCTTGATTCGGCAAAGGTAGAAGGTATAATTTCTGGAACAAAGACAACTTTAATTGATTCTGATTATATTGCTACGAGACTAGGATTTACAGATGCAGCATCATCAACAATTCAAAAAGAAAATAATACCACATTTGTTCAAGATGGGGCATTAACTGTAGCTGCTGGTACGGCACGGTGGTATTCACCTCGAGCCGTGACTATCACAAAGATTAGAAAACACGTTTCTGTGGCGCCAGCAGGAGCAACGCTAAATATGACATTAAAAAAGAATGGTTCATCGATATCAACTTTTAATATTGCTGATGGTTCTACCACTAATGTTACGAATAATTTAAATTTATCAGTTGCCGAAGGCGACTATTTAACTATCGACATAACACAAATTGGTTCTTCTACGGCAGGATCTGATTTGAATGTCGTCATATCTTATAAATAAGGAGAAGTAACAATGTCATGGGATTCAGATGCTAAACAATCTGCACTAGACCTATTTAAACTTGTAGATTCCGTCGGAGAACCGATGACAGCATCGGATGTTAATTGGGATTCTGCTCATTGGTATCGCATTGTCGGAGTAAGCGATGATGATTTACCAAACTTAATTACTAATCATTCGATTGGTACAGAAGAACTTGGCCATCAATCTGGCGGAACAACGAATATATTTGTTTTAGGTGGGCATGATTATGATTCATCAAACAGCGATCTAGAGGAGCTACACTAATGGCATATTTAAAACTAATAATGAATCATACCAGTTGGGGTGGCTCAACTAATATGAGCAACGCCGCTCATAGACGGTATGTGATGGATGAAATTCAAGGATTTCTGGATGGTACTCATACTGCAACAAGTGATATGAATTCAACGTATATTAATGCTGCTGCTTCAGTAATTATTAATGATACAGCCAATAGACCATCAGCAAACATTTATAGAAGTGTTACTGGAAATAACACTACCACCGCTTCGTATAATAATCATTACATTAGATTTAAAAAATACCATTATGGTAATCAAGAAGCTGGTAGTACTGATACAAATTTTGGTGCATTTAATTACGTCACAATTAGATGGTATGATACTTATGGTTTGATATGTCGTACTACTGATAAAGCTAACTCACAGGCATTTCCATACAGTACAGGTGACACTGCCGGCAGTTGGACTGGTGATACAGGCGCATCTCTGTGGAGAATGCCAATAAATCCTGGCAATTGTTATGCAATTCATGTGATTATGACCGACAAATTGTTTGGTATGTGGGTTGAGCATTCAAATGTAGTGACTGGTTATTACTATTCACATATGTTAACAGATCTTGAATTTAGTCCAGATCTAATGAGACATCTATGGAATGAAAATAATTTCTATTGTCCTCAATACACAATAAACACCGCAGATTCAAGACTGAGAAATGATGCAGATTCTACAGCATCACAAACAAGTACTACGACACATTCTAAGCGTCT